CTAATGGCTACTAAAACTGCTGCATGGACCCGCAAAGAAGGAAAAAATCAAAAAGGCGGTCTAAATGAAAAAGGACGTAAGTCTTATGAACGTGCAAATCCGGGAAGCGATCTTAAGCCACCCGTCAAGCGCGAACAAGCAAAGAAAAGCCCTAAGTCAGCTGCTAGACGCAAATCTTTTTGCGCCCGTATGGAAGGCATGAAGAAGCAGAATACATCTGCCAAAACTGCTCGTGATCCAAACAGTCGCATTAATAAATCACTTCGCGCCTGGGATTGCTAATGTGTGAACATGTCTACAAAGACATGGGTGTTGACACCTGTCCCCTATGTGGAAAATATACTCATAGGATAGACTGGGACTTACAGCACAAGCTCATGAGAGAGTGGAAAGAAGCGAACCCAAACGCTAAATATGAAGGGTGGTGGAGCATATGAGTTCTGGCTCATTTAAGAAACATCATGGCTTCAATAAAACCCAAATTAAAGATGGCTGGATTGTTCGCTTGCGTAAAGATGGAACTATTAAAGCAAGATTAGAACCATATCCAAGGGTGAAGAGAAATGGCTGAAACTAAAAAGTTTGGTCCTTATAAAGGATCTAAAGCTAATGGCGGTCGTCCTATTTACGTCTATAAGAAGAAAGTAGACGGCAAGTGGGTTACTACCTCTAAGAATAAAGCACGTGCAGATTACGAGTCTAAAAACGGCAAAATTGGCGACAAGAACAAAACTGTTGACCACAAAGACAATAACCACAATAATGACTCTAAAGGTAATTTAAGAGTGCTATCTAGAAGCAAGAACACTGCCAAAGAGAACAAACGCCGTGCAGGAAAGAAGGAGAACGAGAAGTGAGCGATACAGCATCTCGTATCTGTGATCAATGTGCTCAAGGACCTGCTCCTTTTAAACACTTACCTGTTGATAAAAAAGAAGTTAGTTGGCTATGCTTTGAATGCGAAACCAAACGACTAGAGGTTAGGAGCGAGTAATGAAACCAGCAAAAGGTCAGTTTGACGATCACAGTTGCCCAGGTTGCCCTGATACAAAAGACTTTGATAATGTAATCAGTCAGGGAGGATTGTTCTCTGGTTGGGCTAAAGCAGCTAAAGAGCACGCTATAGCCTCACACAAGTTTGATTTAGCAGCCGATAACTACTTAAAGAACAGGTAATCATGATAACTACTGTTGATCGAAAGTTAACAGCAGAAGATAGATGTGATAAGTGCAGTGCTGCAGCAAAAGTTGTAGCTACATTTTTAAATGGTGAATTAATGTTTTGCGGTCATCACGCAAAAGAATTTAAAACTTCTTTGTTTAATACATCAATGGAAGTTTACGATCCAGATAACGTTTTAATTTAGTAAACTGATTGGCATATGCCAATACTGCGTACATTCGCAGCACTATCTGGTTTAATAAATAAACTTTACTTCGTTGCAGGTTTCTGCCTTATTTATGTTCTTCTTGTGATTTCCCCTGCTTACGCTGAAGGGGAAGCGTCAACAACCACATCAGAAACAAGCCAGCAGACCACACAAAATCCAGAGCCATCTACTTCTCCGACTCCAGAGCCTTCAACCTCTCCAGCACCGGTCGAAGCATCACCTTCACCAACACAAAGTCCAGAGCCAACCCCAACCCCAAACCAAACAGAAACCACAGCGCCTGCTCCATCACCTACTCCTTCCACAGAGTCTTCGAGCGAAGCGACTCCAACTCCGACTCCAACTGCAGAACCTTCTGCTGCAACTTCGGACCCTCAATCTTCCAATACGACATATTCCACTGAGGCGCCTCCATCCCCCCAACCAACAACTTCTTCTGCATCCGATCCAAGTCCGACTGCTGCGCCTGAACCTTCGCCTTCGACCAGCGCAACTCCTCTTCCAACATCAGAATCCGCTCCATCTTCTGAACCGAGTCCAAGTTCAACACCGACTCCAGAGCCTTCACCTTCCGTAACAACGGCTCCCGAGTCTGGATCCAACCAACAATCCACCCAGACAGAAACGCAAACAAGTACAACAACATCTCCCACACAGACTCCAGCATTAACTACCTCCACACCTGAACCAGCGCCAGTTGTTACTGAAACAGTAACTCCAGGCGGAGACGACATGTCTTATAGAATTCCACTTACAACCACTGTCGTGTTTAACGGAGTGACGTATGCAGATGTATATGCTACAACCAATTCAGTAATCACCTTCGGTAATCCTGATGGAACTTATTGGACTTATCCAAACACTCCGTCTATCTCTATTGAGTCTAAAGACTGGTGGGCACTTCCTAATCACATGCCAGATACGCACTTCATCATTAGAACCAGCGATGGAGGCTTTCAAGTAGATGGCTCCTATCGCCCTTATGGAGTTATGACTGGCGACACTACGACAATTGTTATTACTGGACAAATTCTTACAGATGGAACTGTCTCTTACACATACTCTGTAGATGGACCTTTAGCTGGTAACGAGCGCACCGGAGCGCGACTACAAGACGGATCTATTGTTACTCTTGAACAAGCTGGCGTTACTCAAGTTACGGCTCCTATTGAGTTAACTCCTGAACCAGTTGTAGAACCTACTCCACCACCTGCTCCAGAACCAACTCCAACGCCAGAGCCTACTCCTCAACCTGAGCCAACTCCCACTCCTCAGCCAACTCCTGAGCCTTCACCTGCCCCAACACCTGAGCCCACTCCGACTCCCACGCCCGAACCACAGCCCACACCAGAACCAACACCAGCACCGCAGCCAGAACCAACCCCAACACCAACCCCAGAACCAACTCCGACACCTGAACCTACTCCTCAGCCTCAACCTCAGCCGACTCCAACGCCTGAGCCAACTCCCGCACCGCAACCAGAGCCAACACCACAGCCGCAACCACAGCCAGAACCACAACCCGAACCTTCACCTGTAACTCCTACAAATCCGTCAGTCGACCCTGCGCCAACCAATCCAACTCCTGAGCCCGCTCCTCAGCCTCAGCCTGAGCCAAGCGCTCCATCAGAACCTGCACCTGTGGATCCTCCATCATTGCCTGAATCGCCTGTTGAACCGCCGGTCGAACCTCTTCCTGAAAACCCTTCTGAAGAAACGGAATCTCCTCAAGAGCCTGTTGAAGAACCTGCTCAAGAGGATTCACAAAACTCGGAAGAAGAATCCCAGGACGTTCCTGCAGATGACACTCCTTCAGACACTCCAGTCGAGCCAGAGAGTCCTCAAGATCCTGACGAAGCTTCCACAGATCAACCGACAGACTCATCTACTGATTCACCCACAGAAGAAGAGCAACAGCCCACAGAAGAGACGTCACAACCCACAGAGAACGAAGGAACTGACGAAAGCGACGAGTCTTCGGCTGAACCCCCTTTTGAAGAATCAGAACAGCAACAACCAGACACACAAGAGCCACAAAATCAGTTGGAAGAATCATCCCCAGATAATACACCTAAAGAAGAATTGGTTAGCCAACTACTTGAACAATCTGACGGAGAACCAGTTACTGCAGAAGCAATAGCGGAAGCAGGTTTGTCATATGAAGATCTTCCACCAGAGACCCCTGTTGAGGTTAGGACTGATGAAGAAGGAAATGCAGTTATTATTACTGCAGAGGTTGCTGCTGCACTAGTTTTGCTTGATAACCCGGCAGAACTACTCGGTGAACTATTTTCGGATCCCGGACAGGTATTAACTGCGCTATCTAACATAGGCGCAGATATGACTGAAGCAGAACGTGAAGAGTCTGAGAAAGTCATTGTTGCATCGGTAATAGTTGGTCAAATTGCTGTTCAAGCAGCCGCATCGGCCGCTCTAGCAGCCACACAATCTTCTACCGGTAACACCGGTGGATCTGGGGGCGGAGCGCCTACAGGAGACGCAAAAGCAGTTAGGAGAAGGAAACCATGAAGATATTAAGAGACTTTGTCGAGCAGTTATGGACCCTATTAGGTATGTTTGTAGCCTGGGTGGTCCTCGACGGAAGTGCTAGAACGGTTGTTGGATACGCAATTATCGCTACGACCTTAGCATGGGCGGTGACTTACCCACTTCGCAACCCCAAGGACGAGGAATGAAAAAACTACTACTAGCAGGACTACTGCTTCTAACTGGATGTGGATACGACGGTCACTACCGTTACCCATGTCAAGACCCAGCTAATTGGGAAAAAGCGGAATGTAAACCACCTGTTTGTACAGCAAGTGGTACCTGTCCTGTAGACTTAGTGCCTAACTTTGAAGAAGGAACATCAAATGGCTAAAGAACGACTAACACCGCAAGAACTAGACGCCAGATTAAAGTTTATTCTTGGTATTACTTTAGGTTCAATTTTATTTTTTACCGCAATCGGTATTCTTTATGGTCTTTTATTTGTAACCCAACCTATTGGGGCACAGTCAGAAAATGACAAAATGTTCTTTAACGTACTTGGTAGCGTAGCTACATTCATTACCGGAACTCTTGCCGGTCTTCTAATTGGACAGTCTGGCGCTAAAGATATTATGGCCGCACAATTAGCAAACAAAGAGATGGACGCTAAAAACACACAAGCGGACAAAAAACTTGAAGCAGAGATTGATGCCACAGCTGCACGTCTAGCAGCAAAGCCTGATGGTCAAATGCCAGAAGAGCAACCAGTTGATTTAGATTGGGATAAAGATTAATGGCAGAACAGGGAACAGCAGCTCGTCTTATTGAAGTTGCTAAAGGTGAAATAGGAACTATCGAAGGTCCTAAAGACAACGAGACTAAATACGGCGCTTACACAAAAGCAAATTTCCAACCTTGGTGCGGAAGTTTCGTTATGTGGTGCGCTAACGAAGCCGGAGTAAAAGTTCCTAATACTGTTTACACCCCTGGCGGTGCGGCAGCATTTAAGAAAAAGGGCGCATGGATTGACGGAGATGTGGCCGATCCAGAGCCAGGAGATATCGCCTATTTTGATTTCCCAGCAGATGGGGTCGATAGAATTTCTCACGTAGGAATTGTTATCAAAGATAACGAAGACGGAACTGTTTGGTGCATTGAAGGCAATACTTCATCTAAAAAGTCTGGTAGCCAACGAAATGGCGGAGAAGTTTGCAAACAACTTCGTGCCTACAAAAAGAACAAAGCCGGAGTTCAAATCTCTATCGTAGGTTTTGGACGTCCTAAGTTTAAAGGGGCAGGCGCCTCATCAGCCAGCGCTCCAACCAGTCAAGTAGAAACATGCCCTACTTGCGGTCAAACAATTAAAAAATAGTTATAATAATCACGAGTCGCCAACCGGGACTCATTAACTAATCATGTCTAAGGAGTGATTATTATGGCATCAGGCTACCCAAATTCTTGGGAACCACATAAGCACAAGCAATGGGATAAGTACGAATACTCGAAACTCCCAACAACTACAGTAAAACCTCAAACCCTTGCTGATTTACTCAGCGCTCAATTCTTCTTAGGGTTTCAAGATCAAATCAATCGTTGGAACACGTTGACCTCATATAAGACAACGACCTTTCCACCCTACAACCTAATCAAAGTGGATGATGACCATTACACAGTGGAAATCGCCCTGGCTGGGTACAAGAAAGAAGACATTGAAGTAACTGTAGAAAAAGACCTGCTCATCGTTAAAAGCGTTGAAAAAGAAGAGGACAAAGGCGAAGAGGTTCTTCATCAAGGAATCGCCAAGCGTCTATGGACTCAAAGGTTCGTGCTTGGGGAGTGGATGGAAGTTAAAGAGGCTACCCTTAAAGACGGGCTATTGACCATCAAGGTGGAACGTGAAGTTCCCGAAGAGGAAAAGCCCAAAGTAATCAAGGTCAAGTAAGACCTCGACCTGAGCATGTCGTTAAACTGCTCACCACTTTTATCAGGTTTATCCCATCTCAATATTGGATAATAACAACATGGCTAAACTTAAAGGCTCCTTTGGAGTAAAAGTAGCAAGCGGTAGTGCCGCTGGATTTTCTAATATCCCAGGAGCATCTAGTTACACGGTGACTCTTGGAAAACAATTTGCTAAGAAATTTAAAGAAGGCGTTGGAACTGTAAAACCTAAGCCAGGCAAAACAAAGGCTGAAGATCCAGGTACACAAGAAACCGATGGAACTCCTACAAAGCCTAAAAAACAAAAGGCCCGTAACGCCACTACAGCAGATGTAGAAAAAGCCGTTGCTGGAGGATTCATTACTCCAGAAGAGGCTACTGGCGGTGAGTGGGGCAAAGACATGGGATTAAGCACAACCTACTCAAAGAAGTATGCGGCTAATGCTGCAGCTAACGATGGCAAAGCAAAAGGTAAAAAGTTCACAGGTCCTAAAGGTTCTGAGGGTAGGGAAACCGCTGCAATCTGGGATACCCCATCAGCAGGACAACAATTTAATCCTCCTCCTGTAGATTTGACGGACTACAAATGAGAGACAGAGAATTTAGAGACGCGCTTACTCGAGCTTCCGGAGCAGTAAAAGGCATGGAGACAGAGGCTAAGCAATGGGATCGATTTACTCCGTGAGTAAAAAGGCTGAGTTTAAATCCTCGTCCCAACACAAACCTATAACAATCAAAGACTCTAGGTTTGGGATTAGGAAGTTTTACCAGAATAAGCAGGATGAATCGACCATTTTCTCCTATGCTAATCCAGGTAGAACTAACTGGACTTATAGATAACAATCCTTAGAGGAGCATTCTGGGCTATCCTTGGAGATAGCAAAGTGAAAGGAAGAACGTGCCAGCCTATAATTTAAAGCGAATGACGAGCCCTACTCAATTGAGTACGTCAGCAACCAGCGTATACACGGTTGGATCAGGCATTACCGCAGTGGTAAAACAGGTTCTAGCCACTAACTGCACTGCCTCATCATCTACTTTCTCCTTGCACCTTGTCCCAAACGGAGGAACAACAACCACTTCAAATCAAATTTTTTGTTTAATTCCAGTTCCAGCATACTCAACACTTGCTATTGATTTAGCCCAAGTTATGACAGCAGGAGATCAACTCTTTGCTCTTGCTGGAACTTCTTCAACAATTAATCTGACAGTAAGCGGATATGAGGCTTCCTAATGTCGAGGGAATCAATTAGAGTAATTGGTGCTCAAGTAATCTCCGATACTGCCGGTAGCAAGGATCGAGAAATTTTTATTTCAACCTCGACACCCCCAAGCGGATCTGGTAAAAACGGAGATATCTGGCTGAAATATTCGTAAGCCATGGCGTTATACGTAAAAGTTGACGGCACTTGGCGTACCGTAACAGCTGATCAAGCTAATGATTGCGGTCAAGTCAAGATAGGCAATACTTGGCGTACCGTCACTAACTCTTACGTAAAAATAGGAAACACATGGCGTACTGTGCAACTCCTACTCCAACTCCAGTTGCACCAACACCAACACCAACTCCAACTCCAGTATTTACTCCAACTCCAACACCTGTAGCACCAACTCCAACTCCAACACCTACCCCAACTCCAACGCCAACTCCTACTCCTACACCAACTCCAGTTGGCTGTTCTACAGCGTCTGGTCCTTGCGATGGATCATGTTGCCCTTACGGATCAGGAACCGAAGCTTGTACAACAGGCACTGGCGCGGCTGGAACTCGAACATATTGCATTACTCCACAAGGATGTCCAAACATCTATGGAGACTGTATTGCAAATACTGTAACACCTACACCAACTCCTACTCCTACACCAACTCCAACTCCAACACCTACGCCAGTCGCACCGACTGCACAGTGGAAGTGTACTGAGAGCTATCAATGCGGTGGTGTAGGTAACTGTTCTTACACAACTCCAGGATTCCAAGACAACGCGTCAGGAACTGGTTACTCACGTCAATGTATCTTTACATCTGGTGATTTCCCTGCTTGCCAGTCTACAAACTGCTCACCTACACCAACGCCTGTTGCTCCTACACCAACGCCAACTCCTACACCTACACCAACCCCAACACCTACCCCAACTCCTACACCAACTTTGGACTGCTCAACTTGCGTTTATGGAACTACAGAGCCTTCATGTCCAGCAGGTCAAAGCGGATACCGACTACGTTGTATCACTAACGTAGGATGCCCTGACTACGACATTGTTAATACTTGTACATCAACGCCTACACCTACACCTACACCTACACCTGTGGCTCCAACACCTACACCTACCCCAACTCCAGTACGTTACGTAGATCCTTACTACGGCGTTGGAGTCCCTTGCGTACAGGGAGATACTCCAGTACTAACACTCCAAGACGGAGTTATTACGTGGGTAGCATCTCGTGATGTTCAGATTGGCGACACGCTAGTTGTACCTAAGTTCACAGAACTAGATGAAAATCTACCTGATTGGAACTTGTACGAGTGGAACACCTCAACCTTGACTATGGAATCTTATGCAACTGCAAAGGTTATAAACAAGGTTCAGTCTGTCCACCAGAAGGTTGCCTACTTCAACTCTGATGTAGCTAACAAGTTCTCTGAGTTCCACCCAATCCTTGCACTACGAGATGGCGTTTACGAGTTCTTCACAGTTGCTTCACTTATTCCGGGAGACACCCTGTTCCTAGCAGACGGAGAGTCCGCTTTGGTTCACATTTATACAGTGATGTGTGGCCTCAATCGACTGAGTTTATTAAAGATTTAGAAGAGAAGACATTAACCACCGATCTACGTTGGGGATCAGGCACTTTAAATACTGATAAAGGCCCTTTAGTAGACACTAAATACCGGGATGTTCAACTTATCGGTCTTCCAAACTTTGAGCTTCCAGAAGATGCGTCTAACCCTATAAAAAGAGTTCACTCGCTATACAACGAGATTACAACGGCCCTTTCCCCACTAATCTCTGAGTACTGTGATTACTATCGAATATCTTTAGACCATACCCAAGAGGGAGTGCAACTACTAAAGTATGGGATAGGTCAGTTCTTTACTCCGCACATAGACGACTCTCCCCGTAGACCTAGAAGAGTTTCCTACTCGTACTACGTGAATGATGATTACGAGGGTGGAGAAATAGTATTTACTAACTTTGATGTGGCGGTTAAACCAAAAGCGCATCAACTTTTAGTGTTTCCGTCTAACTACGCCTACAGGCATGAGGTTCAGCCGGTAACCGCAGGAACTCGTTATGCTATGGTGCAGTGGTGGAACTAGATAAGAAAAATATATATTTTGTTGCTGCTAGATGGGAAAATGTAGGAAATCCTCCTGAGGTAGCTGCTAAATCTTTGCCGGCCTGGTACAAAGACACAAATAGGTATCATGAGGATGGGAATAGCACATTTAGAAACTGTGTTCCATTTTTTGATGCCATGACTTCTGGGTATATCTTTAAAACCCCGTGTGATGTTATGTTTGATATTGCTGATAATCGTATAGTGGCAAAGATAGAAGACCCTAACTTTCAAGACTTTATTGGGCTAAGAGACCCGTTGCCAAACTTCCATCATCCTGAAGGCTATTACGAAGATCATTTTTCATTCTTACCGGAGTGGGGAGTTGAGTTAGAGCCTGGCTTTAGCGCTCTTTACACTACCCCCTTTAATAGGTTTGACTTGCCGTTTCTGGTCACTTCTGGGGTGATAGACAATGACAAAATGAATACCCCTGGAATGATTCCGTTTTTTATTCGTAAAGGCTTTTCTGGTCTAGTGCCTAAGGGAACCCCTTACGTTCAGGTATTGCCGTTTCGAAGAGAAGACTGGAACGCCACCCCTATCTACGGTAACGAGGCTCAAATTGGAAGAAACCTCAAAAGAGCGATTAAATTTAGGTCTGTAAAAAGCGACTTCTATAGAGACAATCTTTGGGAGCGTAAAAAGTACAGGATTGAAAATAGTGTAAAATTAGAGACAACTGAAGGAGAAACAGATGTCTGAGGAACAACGGTCGGTAAAGCCGTGGGATTTAGTTAACCCCAATGTAATGCACGTATCTGACGAGGTAAAAAAGTCTCGTATGGATATATGCCTTGGCTGTGAGCACTTAATTAAGTTCACAAAGCAATGCAAAAAGTGTGGGTGCCTTATGCATCTAAAAACAAAATTAGCACCGGCATCATGTCCGGTAGGAAAATGGGGAGCTGTCTAATGGCATTAAATTTTGTTGCTCCAGGAATCGTTATATTTGAAAACGTTCTTCCAGAAGGTGAAACTCTCATGCAAGACCTTGAGTACACCGTAGAGTCTGGTATTTTAACTTGGGCATCTGCTCAGGTAGCTGATGCAAAAAACGATGGATCAGAGAACAAGTACATTAGAGATACTTTTAGTTTAGGTGCGCCTATGCCTCCTAAAGACTCCCCTGCTCCAGACCCAGAAACCACATCTTCTCGTTTCTTAATGGAGTACGGTTTGGGATGTACTTTTAGAGATGCTTTTCATGACCCTCTAACAGAGTACTTAAACTTTTTTGGCGTAGATATTAGAAGTTATGACTCCTATCAAATCCTTAAGTACGGAGTTGGACAAAAGTTTGATCGTCATATGGACGATCATTGGCGCTTCCCACGTCGCGTATCATTAACGTATTACGCAAATGATGCTTATGAGGGTGGCGAAATTGAGTTTGATCAGTTTGATATTAAAATCAAACCTGAGAAGGGAAATCTTCTCCTCTTCCCTTCTACCTATGTTTATTCACACAAGGTGTACCCAGTAACTTCTGGTACAAGATATGCGGTGGTTCAATGGATGCGATAGTAAGACCAGCCCCTCAAATACTAAGAAATGTATTTCCTGATCCGGAATTTGCTAAGTTTAGGGACACAATGCTGCGTGTTGATACCAGCGTGCAAAACCACCCAGACTTTGGAAGATACGCCCTAAGTCACTACGACTCTCCAATCCTTAGCGAGTACGCTGAAAGAAGCGTTCCTTTAGCTCGGCAGACATTTAACAGCGAAACATTGCTACATACCTACACTTTGTTTTGCAGATATGAAGGCGCTGGAGCAAAACTTTGGAAGCATAAAGATAACAATGCTTGCACTTACACAATTGATATGTGCGTTTACTACGATACTAACTGGGGTCTTTTTGTAGAAGACGTTGAATACTTTACTGAGCCAAATGAGGCTGTTGCTTATTATGGAAACGATCAAGAGCATTGGCGTGGTCCATTTCCCGACCCAGAAAAGAACTTTGTTGGCGTAGTGTTCTTTCATTATGCTGAGCCAGATCATTGGTACTTTACTAAAGGACCTGATTATTTAAAGGTTGTTACTGGGGAGTGGTCTGAAGCTCAATGGGCTAAGTCCACAGCAAATCAATGAAGACAGCACTCGTTATGGGTGCTGGCGGATTTATTGGAAGCCACCTAGTAAAGAGTTTAAAAGAAGAAGGATTTTGGGTTAGAGGAGCAGACCTTCATTACCCAGAACACTGGAGCACTTTTGCTGATGATTTTATTATTGGTGATCTAAGGTCTCAAGAACAAGTTGATAAAGTAATTGATAAAACTTTTGATGAGGTCTATCAACTAGCTGCTGATATGGGCGGTATTGGGTACATTAGTGCTAATAACGACGCTTCTATACTATCTAACTCTGCGCTTATAAATATCAATGTTTTAAAAAGAGCAGAGCAAAAAGGCATAAAAAGTATTTTCTTTTCTTCATCAGCTTGCGTATACCCAGAGCACAATCAACTTAATCTAGATGACTTTACTTGCCAAGAACTTACAGCATACCCCGCAAACCCTGATACTGAATACGGTTGGGAAAAATTATTTAGCGAGCGCTTGTATCTTTCCTATAATAAAGATTATGGCATGAAAAACAAAGTTGGCAGATACCACAATGTATTTGGTCCTTACGGAACTTGGCGTGGAGGCAAAGAAAAAGCTCCCGCAGCTATTTGTAGAAAAGTAGCGGAAGCAACTGAGTCTATTGAAGTATGGGGGGATGGAGAGCAACTACGCTCATTCTTATACATAGATGAATGCATTAAGTTTACGAAAGAGTTTTACAGAGAAAAAGATTATCTACACCCTATAAACATAGGATCCACAGAAACTGTTTCTATTAACACTTTGGTGGATATTGTTTGCGATATTGCTGGAAAAAACTTATCTAAAGTTCACATAGAGGGTCCAACTGGCGTTAGGGCTAGAACCTCAGACAATGAACTTATTAAGTTTATTTTAGGTGAGGCTCCTAAAGAGGATTTAAGAGGTGGCTTAGAGGAGACCTACAGGTGGATATCAAGCCTAGTAAAGACCGGATAGTATTTAAACTGCATAACCCTTGCGGTCTTTTTAACCAAGTAACTTGTATAGAAAATGCTGTAGCACTTTCTCATTTTTTAAAAAAAGACCTTTTAATTCATCATATCTTTAACAAGCCTTGGAGTTCTGATATTGAAAAGGGTATTGGCATTTACTCGGCAAATCGTTGGTACAACAAAAGAAAGTTTGTAAATAACGACTTAACCCCAAGAATCACAGATTTAATAGATGTACATCCGTATGGAGAAGTTGAATACCTTGATAAAGAGTTGAATATAGAAGCAAATGTCTTTACTCAGTATTTTTATAATTTTTCTGACAATGCTTTTAATGAAGATAAGTTTTGCGCTGGTAAAAGAAAGTTTATGCCTGAATTTATAGATCACTATAGTTTTAAATGGACTCTTGGTTGGTACTCTGTATTTTTTATGAACCGAACTCCGGAGGTAGAAAAAGCCCTTTCTTTAACAAAGTTTAAGCCGGAGTATCAACAGTTTGCCAAAATGATTGCTGACAGCTTAGGAGACTTTGTAGGCGCTCATATAAGAAGAACAGACCATAGATTTGATTACGCTACTGAAGAACAGGTTATGGAAGGCATAGCTACCTTAACACCCGGGTATCCAGTAGTGGTGGCTACAGATGACCCGTGGAGCAAAACTGTGCTAAACACCGGAGCATTGGTATTAGAGAACTACATAGAAAAAGAATTTTCTAAAGAGTTTCAAGAATTAAAATTTACAGACGAAGTAACTTTAGGATTAATATCTAACCTAGTAATGTGCCATGCAAAAGACTTTATAGGTACTCAAGGAAGTACGTTTACAGGTTATATACAACGACATGTAGGGGGAAACATGAGGTTGTTTGGAGAGATGCCATATGAGCAAACTGGTCCATACACATGGAACGGGTATAAGTTTCCTGAGCTTAGATCAGCAGAAGAAAACAAAAAGATGAACTACACATCTGTTTTGCATGAGTGGGACGTCCACTGGTGGCGGGAATGGCCCGAATCTAAACTATTCCCAGAACTTGTCTAGTTTTCCAGAATTATCTAGATATCCAACTTCCCAACCTGGTTGAGGACGCTTGCACCAGAATGTGGTGTGAACATACCTAGTACCGCTTGTTATTGGTCTAATTCCGTGTGGATTCATAATGTGACCGCTAAACATTACAAGCATTCCTGGCTTTGGTTTAATCTCAAAGTTATTGTGATAAGGAAAATATAATTCCCCACCCTCAAAGTCATCATTCATGTAAATCATGCCAGTGTAGTTTTTTGTAGTGCAATGTCGTCTGTACAAAGCCTCTTCGTCTGCCGTAAAGAAGGAAGAATCAAAATCTGCTGGAAGTTTGGATCGATCAAAGTCTGGGTCTATGTAGTCAATATGAGGACCTTGATGAAAAGGCGGATACCAACGAACCGCTTCCCAACTCTCTAGTTGAAAAGAGTCTTGCGTTACATTAAAGAAATCAGCCACCTGTTCTTTAGCGGACTTCATGATTGGGTAAGCCCTCTTAAAAAGCTCTGGATGGCTTCTAGTGTTGTAGAGACTGTTGAACTCTACCTTTCGGTTATCCCACTGCTTGGACACCAGCTCATAGTCTCTGCCGTCTGGGAAAGCCTCTCTTTTAGCGTTATTGAAGGCCCAAAGATTCTTTTCTGTTACGTAGTCTATAAACCAATCGCACTCTTCCTTAGGGACAAAATCCTCAATAATCCTAAGGTGAGGAGAGTCATAAGTAGTAACTTTCATGCTCAAAAGTATACCAGCATGCAAAGACAAAGACCAAAGGCTCTTGGACAATAGTAAGGCGCCCCGATCAGGCGCTATACCACTCTAGAGAAAAGGTAAATAATGGCAAGAGATACTGGATACCCTCAGGTCTCGGGCGGAAATATCGCCGTAGACTTTGTATGGGGTAACTTCCCAATGCAGCCAGATGATGACCGTACTGGTACTGCAACTCAAATTAGCACCGGAGACGTTGCGTATGACAAAGGCTGGGGCGCAACAACCCTAGTTAACAGCGCAGCTCTAACCAAGACTGCTATCAGCAAGACACTTAACAATGGTATTTCCCAGAGCGTTGAGAACAACCACAGCGTTGCTCTAAACAACTGGAACAAGTACCCAGATTACGATGCAGTTGCTCCATACTTGGATACAACTGATCAAGCCGCTGTTCCTAACGTAGTTGGTCTAAGCGAGTCTGCAGCTAATACTGCTCTCGTTGCAGCTGGCTTTGTAAAGGGCGCTGTAACAACTACAGCAGATGGCGCAACCGCAGAAAACGATGGTCTAGTAAAGACTCAGACCCCTGCTGCTGCGGCAGTAAAGAACCTTGGAGATGCAGTAGCGCTCGTCAAGTACGCTTACGTAGCTCCGTAATAAAACTAAATAGCGCAAAGGCCGGTGGAGTTAAACTCCCCGGCCTTTGGCATTTGTAAGTTAGATAGTTGGGAACAGTGCGTAAAACTGTTCGAATCGTTCTCCGTTGTTGCTTCCCGGATAAACTTTCCAGGAAGACCAATCAACGCCCCCGCCAGTCATAAAGAAGGCGATTTTGGCATTGGTAACAGGATCAAATAGTTCCTTGTTAGTTTCTAGGTTGAACTTGACACGTCGGTCTTCTCCTAAACCTCCCAGCATATTAATCTGAAAGATTCCGTAAGAGTTGTCTCCGGTACTTAAGTCCCCGTTGTGGGCACGTGGTCTACCGTTAGACTCCTTCATGGCAACAGCCCAAGCGGTCCTGAGGGCCTTTCCCTCAAACCCGACCGCTGCAAGAAGCTCTTTAAGATCTGCCTCAGTTAACACCTTGGCATTCTCAAACTTCTCTAAAGGGTTCACCACTACAACCTCTTGAACTACTTCTTGTTTTGGACCATCGTCCGCAACAGCGTGTGGGATGGTCCCAAGCGCAAAGCCGTAGATCAAAAGTATCGCAGCCTTCTCCCGCTTTACTTTTCTGATATTAAGCATTACTGCTCCTCTCAGTGGCGAAAAGCCACCATCACTGGTGGCTCATCAGGTTTAACCATACCACATGCGTTACAACCCAAGTCAAAACGAACTAAATATTATTTTTACGCGTATATATGTAGACAAATCGGACATATTTACAGTATAAATAACTAATCAATCTTTTATATATGTGACAATAGTCGCAGAATAATACGGTGCCTCAAGATAACGATAGGGATTTATACATGTCACTTTTAGATTGGTCCGGAGTTGCAGCCTCCCTCACAGCAACAGCAGTAGTGTTCATAGCTTTTGGCAGATGGGTGATTAAAGCATACTTAGAAGAGCTAAAGCCAAACGGCGGAGAAAGTCTTTCAGATAAGATCAAACTAGAAATCCTGCCCATGCTCACCGAAATAAAGGCAGATTTAGCCGAGATGAAGGGTCGTCTCGATCAGCACCTTACCGAAGGTGATAAGCCCAAGACCCGCAAGCGTTCGAAGTAGTACACTAGTGGGACGGGCGTTGCCCGCTACACAAGGAGAACTATGAATAAAGCGATGATTGAATCGTATGCTCGTAACTTGCTTGGTCAAGTTATCGGAGCTGTTGTAATCGTAAGCCAAACTAGCGGAATTGCTAGTCCATTGGAATTTGGATCTGCGGAGTGGTTGCTTGTAGCAAACGCTTTGTGGTCATCTCTTGTTCCTACTGCACTTCGTTGGTTCAATAAGAAAGATCCAGCGTTTGGTCGAGTTGCTACATCTCTCGCTTCTGAGGTAACTAAGAAGTTAGAAGCAAAGGCAAAGAAGAAGTAACATGAAATGTTTTAACTGTCCAGACTCAGCACTTTATGTTGTAGCAGATCCAGGAGTAAGTCCTGTCTATTACTGCCATAAGTGTCTTCCCGCCTTTCTAAGACCACGTGCTGAGGCTGGGCAGTTAAACATCCCAACACAAACAACGCCAAAGAAAAAGAAAAAGGCGGCCGACGCACCATCAGAGACAACTGATGAGAGTAACGAGGATTGATGCGCCTCAGGCGCACCCTGTTCCAAAGCAGGTATTAGAACCTCAGGGTCCATTCCCTAGAGAGTTATTTAATGAAAAACCTATTGTTGATGATTACGTGCCAGAATCATCAGAAGACGGATCTAATTTTCCAGTAGGGGCAACAGCGCAGAATAACTACACAGCGCCAAGAATTATGATCTGCAAAGTATGTGACGCTAGGGTTCTTGAGAATAAGACCGGGGATCACGTCTGTGAGTAATCGTGGCTAAATTTAACGACAATTATTACCAACGCACCAGGCAGTCTAGGGCGGACCTTGAGAATAAAAAACTCAACCTTTCTTTACGTGGTCGTGAGAAAGTATTTGACGATTGGCAGATTGTTAATACGCAAGAACCTGAAAAAGAACGAGAGACTGAGCCAGCCTTTAAGGTAATGAATGCCCCCACCACTAATCCAGACAGACCGCGAGCGCTAAAGATTGCGTATAGCGCAGAAGCTCAAAAGCTTGTAGTCAAGTTCAGAGGCAAAAAAGGCGCTGAAAACAACGGACCTTGGATTGAGTACTATGACATTCCTGTAGAGTTCTGGAACGATTTGAAAGCATCTAACTCAACTGGGTTATACTTGCGCTATAGCGGACTGGACGATCAGCCTTGGGGTTACTTTAACCCCGCGGAGATGCCGGCAGAGACAAGGGTTATGTTTAACGATTGATGAAAACTTACGGACCACTATACGTTGGAACTCTTAGGTATCCTCATAAAAATCTTTTGCCTATTGTTGAGGTAGGAACTACCCAAGAGACTGAAATCCCTTTTAGAAGGGGCAAGTGCCTTGTGTTTAGGGCACCTTTTACAACTAAAAGCTTTTATTTAGGAATCCTGTTTAAAACGGTTGTTGACCCTCACCTTTTGACAGATGAGGATATTGACCTAATCATGATGAACGCTATGAAAGGCAGAACTGCCTGGACACCAAAGGACGGTTTATATGATGAAACTTTTTAAAAAGAAAGAGCCGTTGACTAAACCCTTTGATGAAAGAATCGTAAAAAGGGTAAAAAAGATTCCCACCGGAGAACTTATCCTTTGGGTGGACCAGGCTATGTACGACCTTGGTCGCTGCCTTACTCAATTTGAAAAAGGTCGGGATACCAAAATCCTTAAAGAAGCCTTGACTGGGGCCGAGGCTATCCATGCCGTGGTGGACGAACTGCACACCCGCATGACCAAGATTTCTTAATTGCTCTATAATTTACCTACCTCACTTCCTTCTCCCCGTGTGGCAGCACTCAGCCTTGGTTAAAAGCCAAGGCTTTGTGTTTTATTCTAGACTTAGGTAAGTATGAGTGATATTGAATTTGTAGAAGAAGACGAGATCCTTGTCGAGGAAGAAGAAGACGATCTACCGCCAGAAGAAGATGACGGTTTAGATGAGTTATCGAGAGCCTTTGTAGACAAGCTTATCGAAAAGACTATGACCTTTATGGAGGCATTAGTCGGACATGACCTGCACCCATATCAAAAACCTTTGGCTCGAAGAATTATTGAGTCCGTACTTATTAATGATGGCGAAGAAGTAACAGCGCTTGCAGCTCGTCAATCAGGTAAATCAGAAACAATTGCAAATACTGTAGTGACATTAATGGTTTTACTACCTCGACTAGCGCGTATGTACCCAGATCTTCTTGGTAAGTTTAAAGATGGAATTTGGATAGGAATGTTTGCTCCAGTTGAAGGTCAGGTTGAAACTCTATTTGGTAGATCAGTAAATCGTCTTACTAGTGAGCGTGCAATAGAGATTCTTGGTGATCCAGAAATTGATGACAGCCTTGGTAAAGTTCCAGGTGTAACACGACAAATACGCTTAAAGAACTCTGGGTCAAGTCTAACCATGATGACTGCAAACCCTAGGGCAAAGATTGAGTCTAAGTCTTTCCACCTTGTAGTTATTGATGAGTGCCAAGAGGCTGATGACTTTGTGGTTTCAAAATCTATTTCCCCTATGTTGGCATACTACTCAGGAACAATGGTTAAGACCGGCACCCCTACTACAAGCAAAAATAACTTTTATAAAAGCATACAATTGAACAAGAGACGTCAGACTAGTCGCGGAGCAAAACAAAACCATTTTGAGTGGGACTGGAAAGAAGTCTCTAAAGTAAACCTTAATTACGGCAAATTCATTAAACGTGAAATGCTTAGGATTGGCGAAGACTCAGATGAATTTCAAATGTCTTACAACTGTAAGTGGTTGTTGGAGAGAGGTATGTTCGTCACATCCCAAGTCATGGATGAATTGGGAGACACTTCGCAAGAAGTTGTTAAAGCTTGGCACAGAACGCCTGTGGTGGTGGGAGTTGACCCGGCACGGAAGATGGACTCAACGGTCGTCACGGTGGTATGGGTCGACTGGGACAGGCCGGACGAATTCGGATACTTCGACCACAGAGTCTTAAACTGGTTAGAAATCCAAGGAGACGATTGGGAAGACCAGTATTTTCAAATAGTTAACTTTTTATCTAACTACGATGTACTAGCAGTTGGAGTTGACGCAAATGGTGTCGGAGATGCTGTTGCTCAACGTTTAAAACTACTATTACCAAGAGCAGAAGTTCATTCAGTTGGCAGTAGCCAGCAAGAACAATCTAAACGTTGGAAACACTTAAAGGCGTTAATTGATAGGCGAATGGTTGGTTGGCCAGCCCACGCTAAGACAAGACGTCTTAGATCTTGGAAGCGTTTTTACCAACAAATGACGGACTTAGAGACAAAGTTTCAAGGTCCTAACTTTTTGGCACATGCCCCAGAAGAAGCCCATGCCCATGATGATTATGCAGATAGCCTAGCCATTGCCTGTGCCTTAACTATGGATTTAACCATGCCCCAAGTAGAAATGTCCTCATCCCCATTTTATGGCAGATAGTCCCGACTTTACTATGAGATTTCTCTGGTACTGATGGATACTTTTACCTGAGGCCCTCAACCTTCAATAAGGAGTCATATATGACAATCGCACCATCACCTAAGTTCCCAGAACGTCCTGGCAACGTCTACGACCGTAAAATGGCGGGCGCACTACCAGGTCAACGCGGACCACTTCGTTTCGAAGAAGGTGTCGCAACTGACACAGATGTTCCAGCACAATTTGCTACGGGAGCAGAGCAGGGATATAAGCCTGCAGCAGGTCGCCCTAACCGCAATGCCCCAGTTCACACAAAGACCGCAGAAGAGACAATGCGTGAGCGTGCTCACGTAGGTTCAGCTGCATGGGTTTCAGCACCAGATCATCTTGGAGAATTCTCTACAGGTGCTTTTGCTGACCATGGCAAGAACGACTTCGAGCGTGTTTTCCGTGATGGCGGACATCAGGAAAAACAAAATCCTGCGGTAGTAAACGACTAACAATTTAAGGAGTCCTGCCTCGTATTAAATAGGTTATTTGCTTAGCATTAACCCGGGGCAGGACAACTTATTAAGGGATAGCTATGGCGCTAATTTCAGGTAAATCAGTTCAACAGGGTCCTAAGCAGATTCCTGCTAATCCTCGTCTTTATAATTTGATTGTTACTCAGGCTAAAAGTAAGTTTCCAAAATATCCCTCTCCAGCATCTGCTCACTGGGTACATTCTCAGTACTCAATGAAGGGCGGAAAGTACGTCAACTCAAAGAAGGACATAGATCCTAGGATGAGAGACTACGTGGAGGAAAAGAAAGATAAAGAAAAAAAGAAGGTTATGAAGAAAGTGACCAAGCCAGTTGGTCGCGGTCTTATCAAAGGCGAAGGCGTCAAAAAGTAGTTTTTGCTACGATTGCGCCCTATCAGTTTAGGAGTGCTAAGTGAGTTCGATTGACTTTTCACCACCCAGTTATAGGGCGGCGTCTAGCGATCTTACTATCTCCATTTCTCCGCTAGGTTTAGTAGAACTAGCAGATGAAGAATTTGAAGTACATGGTCCGCGACTAAATCGCTATTCGATGAACTGGGCAATGTACCTAGGTCATCACTATTCTTATCGCCGACAGACCGGCGAATCTCAGATAGCGTTAAACTACTATCGTGCGTTTTCAGATTTTATTATCAACTTTACTTTCGGTAAAGGAGTCCAATTCCGCTCCCCGAAGGAAACTGAGGCAATTGTCCCAGACCTTCTTGAGAGGGTATGGGAGGTTGACAACAATAAAGCAACAGTCCTTTGGGAAATTGGTCAGCAAGGTACGGTCTCTGGTGACTGCTTCATCAAGGTCGCCTATGAAGAAGAATATAAAGATCCTGCTGGTAGGGTCCATCCCGGCCGCGTTCGTATCCTTCCCCTTAACTCATCTTTCTGCTTCCCAGAGTTTCATCCTCATGACCGTGAACGCCTTATTCGTTTTAAGCTTAAGTACCGCTTCTGGGGAACGTCTTTGGAAGGAACTCGTCAAGTATTTACATATACAGAAATTCTTACGGACGATGTTATTGAAGAGTACATTAACGATGAACTTATTGATTCTCGTCCTAATCCGCTTGGCACTATTCCTGTTGTACATATTCCGAACGTTCGCATCAGTGGCTCTCCTTGGGGTCTATCTGATTGCAACGACATTATTAGCATTAACAGGACTTATAACGAAACTGCTACTGATGTGGCTGACATTATCAATTATCACGCTGCGCCGGTTACAGTTATCATTGGAGCAAAAGCTTCGCAGCTCGAAAAAGGTGCAAATAAAGTCTGGGGCGGACTACCTAAAGATGCCCGTGTTGAAAATTTGGAAGGTGGGGCGCAAGGACTAAAGGGTGCCATGGAATACATGGCAATGCTCAAGAAGTCAATGCACGAAATGATTGGTGTGCCAGAAACGGCACTTGGTCAAGCTCAACCTATTTCAAACACCTCTGGTGTTGCTCTTTCTATTCAATTCCAGCCTTTGATGAACCGCTATCATCAAAAGATTATTCAATACGCAAATGGTCTTGAGCGAGTAAATGAACTTATTCTTCTAAACCTAGCAATTAAAGAGCCTGAAACCTTTACCTGGAACCCTACAACTAGCACCCCACTAAAGCCGGGTCAGTTGCCTCAATTAGATCCAAATGACGATATTACCTACAGATCTATTGTTCATTTCCCTCAGCCTTTGCCACTAGATAAGTTGATTGCTCTTAACGAAATTCAAACCAAGATGTCATTAGGACTTGAGTCTAAAGAAGGCGCTTTACGTGCTCTTGGAGAAGAGTTCCCAGCAGAGAAGATTCAAGAAATCAGACAAGAACTTATTGATGATGCTAAGGCAGATGGCGCCCTACAGATGGTTAAGAACTCCATCGCACAAGAAATTATGAGTCTTACAGGAATGATGCCAGGTCCAGACGGCCAGGCAGGTCAACCAATCATGAGTCCAGAGAATGGCGTCCCAATGGGAGGTCAGCCAAATACGGCTACCCCTTACTTAGATGAAGCCTCTCAGATGACCATGAACGCAGAGGCGAACCTAAGAAACCGCCTAGTAACCGAAGCTTATGGCACACAACTCCCACAGAGGCGTGTACCAGAAGAGTACGAAAAATAACCAGTTTAGGCTGATTATTTTCGCACTTAATAGAAAAATTAATACTGCAAAACGTTAGGTCATACGTGCTCTCATATCGGATAACGACCCCTAGGATGTAAAGGAATCAAGCATGTCAGAAGTCGCAGAAAATGCTGCAGAGGCTTTCGCAGCCGAAGCAGGAACTGTTCCAGTTGTAAATGTGTCGGGCGTTGACGCGCCTACTGTTACAACATCTTCAGTTAACTCAAAGTTTTATACTGAAGAAGATCTAGCAAAAGTTCGTTCACAGGAAAAAGATAAACTTTATCCACAGATCGAACAATTAAAAGATGAAGTTGCTTCTCTTCGTCGTGAAAAAGAAGAGCAGGCTACTCGTTTAGCACAAGAGCAGGCGGAACTACAAGCCGCTGCTGAAGCTAAGGCTAAAGAAGAACGTGAGTCAGAACTTGAGGTTCGTGAACTTCTTAAAGTTAAAGAAAACGAGTGGCAAGAGCAGTTGGAGCGTGAGCGTCAGGAACGCGAACGAGCCTTCGCTCTACTGGAGCAGGAGAGGTTATTTACTGACCTCCAGAACTACCGTGCACAACGTGTAGATCAAGAGCGTGAAAATATCATGCCAGAACTTATGGATCTAATCGCAGGTAATACCCGCGAAGAGATTGATGCAAGTATCGAAGGCTTGAAAGAACGCTCATCAAGAATTCTCGAATCAGCGCAGGCAGCAATGCAGGCCACACGTCGAGATATGACGGGGACAAGGGCAACCTTGCCTCCAGCCGGACCATTGGAAAACAATACGTCGCAACGTAACTTTACGGCTCAAGAAATTGCAGCCATGTCAGTTCAAGAATACGCACAGTACAGAGACAAACTCATGAGTCCTCAAGCTCGTGGGGTACAAACGGGTCTGTTCGGATAAAGAACCCAATCCCAAATCCAAACTAAGGAGCTATAGCTAAATGGCATCTGGAATCACGGGTACCGGCAATCTCGCTGCGGCACCCACAGCTTACTCAGGTACCAACACCCAGCTAACTCAGGCGATTCAACAGATCTGGTCAAAGGAAATCCTTTTCCAGGCTCTGCCAATCCTTCGCTTCGAGCAATTTGCAGTCAAGAAGACTGAACTTGGTGTTGCACCTGGTCTACAAATTAACTTCATGCGTTACAACAACCTCGGCTTTGCATCAGCACTTGTCGAAGGTGTGCGTATGCAAACCAACGCGTTGACCGCACAGCAATTCTCAATCACAGTAACTGAGCATGGTTATGCTCTTGCTGTTTCTGAGTTGCTACTCAACGCTTCATTTGATGACGTAATGGCATCTGCCTCACGTCTGCTTGGTCGTAACATGGCGATCTATCTAGATCAACTATCACGCGACACACTCTACGCTGCAACCTCAACCATCTATGGTGAAGACCGCAGCGCTCTAACAGCTGTTAACAACTGGTATGCAGACGGTACAACCGCTGCTAACCGTGCAGCTATGACAGGTACCTACTACTTCACTCCACGTACCGTGAAGGATGCAGTAGAGACCCTTGCAACCAAGAACATTCCACGGTTGGGTGAAACCTACGTGGCATTCGTTCACCCACACCAGAGCCGTAAGCTCCGTGACATGCCAGAATTTATTGAAGTCACGAAGTACGCAGCTCCAGGAAACTTCATGCTCGGCGAAATCGGCCGTTTGTATGACACAGTTTTCATTGAGACCACTCAGGTTCTCAAGGTGCCAAACGGTGCAGGTTCAGGTTACTCAGCTGATTCAGCAGTAACTCCAACCATCACACCTGGTGGCGGATACGTAACCCCAACTACAAAGCAGGGTAACGGTAACAAGGATCGTTATGCAGCTATCTTCATTGGAGATAACGCATTCGGTCACGCAATCTCTCTTCCAGTCGAACTCCGCGATGGCGGTATTCTAGACTTCGGTCGTGAGCATGCACTTGCTTGGTACTCAATCTTCGGTCTAGGTCTAATCACTGACCAGGCTGTTGTGATTGCAGAAACCAACTAATTAAGCAGTAAAGTTGGGGGCGGGTCCGCTCGCCCCCAACACAAACTTTCACAGTCAATATATCGGAGGATACAAAGTGGCCAGAAACCCTAACGACGTAACAGGTCGTAAGCGTGATGCTCTCGTTGCAGAGCACATTGATGAGATTCAAAAGCGTTCAGAAGAAATGTCCCTTGCTACGGCTGAGGCTCAGATTAAACTAGAGACCGAAGTCCTTGATGCTACAAAGCCTAACCAACCAGCAATTGTTGTTGATGAGGTTAAGATTGTTGGCAATCAAGAAGGAGAGACCGTAGAGATTCGCGTTATTACAGACATCGAATCTATGACACTTGGTGCAGGAAACTACTACTCGTTTAAGGCGGGTCAGAAGTACAAAGTAACCAAAGCTGTTGCGGAACACCTACATGAAAAAGGTTATCTAGCAGGAGTCATCTGAGATTAGTCTCTACGTAGCGACGGGTCTTCGGGCCCGTCGTTTCGTTTATAAGGACTGAAATAACAAGCGCATGGGATTATATGTTTAACGTGCGTCTAGGTATAAGGAGCAGGTGTGGCGTCTATTTCTGACCTTGTTTCTAGGGTTCGTACAGAACTCGGAGATCTACCCAAGCAGTTTACTTGGGAGGACCGCGGAGACGGGTCTAACAAGATTTTCTACGTGGATGTAAAGCCCGTAGACCCTAACACCCTTTTAGTAAAGGTTAACGGGGCAACAATCCCCACCCCTTCTGGCTATCGTCTTGAAAAAGACCATGGGCGTGTCATATTCACTACCGCCCCAGCCAACAACGCTTTAATCACTGTAGAGGGAACTCACTACAGATATTTCACAGATTCTGACTTAGAGAACTTTGTAAATATAGCTGTTACTCAACACATTCATAACAGAAGCGATGCATATGGAAGTTCTATTAGCGTTTCTAAAATACCTGCGGTTGAGGAATACCCACTAGTCATTCTTTCAGCAGTAGAGGCACTTTGGGTACTTGCTACTGACGCATCATTTGATATTAATATCTTTGCCCCAGATGGCGTAACCATTCCGCGTTCTGAACGTTTCCATCAGCTATCAAATATTATTCAACAGCGCTTAGATCAATACAAGCAACTTTGCGCCGCTCTTAATATTGGTCTATGGCGTATTGAAGTTGGAACTCTACGTCGTACCAGCAGAATCACTAACAAGCTTGTTCCTGTATATGTTCCACAAGAAGTGGATGATGCTCGTAGACCGGACCGCGTATACCTACCTGTAGATGTTATGGGCAAGAACCCTCTCCCATCAAACGTAGGAACCTACGATATGGTTCTATACCAAGGCGACTCTTGGTACGGAATCTTTGACTTTCCTAATGATGTTAATTTTAACGACCTTACATTTAAAGCACAGATTCGTACGTATCCAAACTCACCTTCGTTGTGGGCAACCTTTACTGTTACCGTAGAAGATATGTCTTCAAAGAAATTACGTTTATCTTTAACAAAAGACCAAACACAACGCTTACCGGTAAGAGCGTTTTGGGACCTTCAAGCTACATCTATTAGCGATCCAGATTTTGAGCAAACATACATTCGCGGCCAAGTATTCACTGAGCGTGAGGTTACGGATTAATGGCTGATGAAATTATTATCACGCCACGGACACCTGTTGAAGTAGTTGTATCAACTGGTGGAGTAGGTCCTGCTGGTTCTCAGGGTCCCGCTGGTCCACAAGGACCTACTGGTCCTACAGGCGCAGTAGGAGCAACAGGTGCAACAGGTGCGTTAGGACCAACAGGCGCAACAGGACCAACTGGAGCAACAGGATCAACTGGTCCTAGAGGTTTTGTTGGGCAAACGGGACCAACAGGTCCTCAGGGTCCTGCATCTAATGTAACTGGACCAACAGGTTCGACAGGTCCTACAGGTCCTATGGGAATCACCGGTCCTACTGGTGCGACTGGTCCTATTGGAGCAACAGGACCTATGGGATCAACGGGTCCTACTGGCGCAACTGGTCCGCAAGGTGTTGTTGGTCCGCAAGGTGTTGTTGGTCCTACTGGACCTACAGGTGCAACTGGACCTACTGGCGCACCAAGTTTTGTTACAGGACCAACTGGTCCCACAGGAGCTATGGGTGCAACTGGAGCAACAGGTGCAACTGGTCCTCAAGGAGAACCTGGATTAAATGGTTTATCGGGTATTGATGGCGCAACTGGTCCTACAGGACCAACTGGACCACAAGGTTTAACTGGAGATACCGGTCCTACTGGTCCACAAGGTGACGTTGGTCCTACAGGTCCACAAGGAACCGGCGTAACAATACTTGGTTCTTATTCAGACGAAGCAGCGCTTATTGCTGCTCATCCCATCGGAAATATTGGTGATGGTTATTTAGTTGCAGGAAGTTTATACGTTTGGTCTGATTCAACATCTACTTGGACAAACGTTGGAACAATTCAAGGACCAACTGGACCTCAAGGTCCAACAGGTCCAACTGGTGCAACAGGTTTAACCGGTGATACTGGTCCTATTGGTCCTACTGGTGCTACTGGTCCTGAGTCAACTGTTACTGGGCCAACTGGTCCTACCGGACCAACCGGTGCATCTGGAGAAAGTATTACTGGTCCAACTGGACCTCAAGGCGACACTGGACCAACAGGACCTACCGGAGCAACGGGTCCTCAAGGACAATCATTTAATCTTCTTGGAACAAAAGCACTTCTTGCAGATCTACCTTTAACAGGAAACTCAGGAGATGCGTGGATTGTTGAAGAAGATGGTGGGCATGTATGGGTATGGGATGCTTTAACTTCTACATGGGATGATGCTGGACAAATTGTTGGTCCAACAGGTCCAACAGGTTCTACTGGTCCAACAGGTTCTACTGGACCTTTAGGTGGTTTTGCACAAACAAGTACACTTCCGTCAACTGCAAATCCTGGTGATGCATGGTTTGACCCAAATACTGGTGCAATATTCATTTATTATGATAACTACTGGGTAGAAACCGGTGCGGCACCACTAGGACCAACAGGTCCTCAAGGTATCCAAGGTATTACTGGACCAACTGGTCCGATAGGTGAACAAGGACCTCCAGGTCCATCTAGTACCGCAATTTCATGGTGGTTAGGAGTCTAGCGTGGCAGGTATTCAAAATTTAGCAATACACAAGTCCACATCAGCTACTTCTTTTGGATCTGGAACAAATATTTGGACGTCTGATGCAAATTATCTTTGTTCAGTTATCGCTACAAATACAAATGCGTTAGATGCTGAAATTTATGTAACAATTAAAACTTCTACTGGTAGTGAAACTGGTGGAGCATTGATAGCCCATAAATTACCGCTTCCAGCGTACAATAGCTATGAAACGTTTCGCTTTGGCATAAATAACACCGATGCTATTTATATAGCGGGACCAGCTGGAATCACATATTTTGTTCAAGGAATTGAACAGGCAGGATAGGAGCCATAATGCCAGGTTACGCTTATCCCGTAGGAGCAGAAACTGTTGCTGCTGGAGATTCCTTAAGTATCAATCATTTAGTATCAGATACAAACATATCTACGGCTTCTTCTATTTTTACAGCAACTTCAAAAACTAGAGTTATGTCAGTAACTGCAGTAAATGTAGATTTAGGTATTATTCCAGTACGACTTTATGTTAAGCGCGGTTCAAACGCACCTTTAGTAGTGGCTAGAACTAGGGTGCTTAAAGTTAAAGCCTTAGTGCTTCCTTTGGTTTCTGGAGACTCTAGAGTTGGAGATTCAGGACCTTCTGACCAGGACTTTAACAAGATTGCTACAGAATTTACTTTACAAACAGGCGATAAATTATACGCCGTATCTCGTCTGGCTAATGCTGTTCAACTTACTATTGAACTTAAGGAGAACATAGACTAATGGCATCTGCTGTAGCGCAAACATACGTTGTTACTAACGCAGGTAACAATTACGTAATTTCAGGTCTTATGGGTAGTAATCTAACCCTACAAAGAGGATCTCGGTATGTTTTTCAAATTAATGCTACTGGGCATCCTATGTACATTCAAACAACCGGCGGAAGCTACAACGTAGCTACGGTCTATTCTTCAGGAGTTTCTGGGAATGGAACTCAAGTAGGAACTTTGACCTTTGATGTCCCAGAAAGCGCTCCAGACACCCTTTACTATCAATGCCAATACCACCCAAATATGTTTGGTGTTATTTACATTATTGATACCCCGTCACAGCAGTCTTTTGTTGACATAGACCCAGCCTCGCCTACAGTAGAAGACTTGGTTGATAAGATTTTTTACGGTTTAAAGCAGAATCGCCTGACAGGTAAGGCATCTATTGACACAATTATCGGTGATGATCCAATCCGGTTGCCCGATAAGTATTCGACCAGAACTGACGATTACGTAAACTGGATGTGGAGTTATAATAGGTTCGTCTATAGCTACGACGCAACAACCGGCAGATTGTTGATGGAGGTATTGTAATGGCCCAGATTCTTGATTTGGGAAAGATTCGCTTTAACTGGTCTGGTGTTTATAACTCCTCGACAGAGTATGAGTACAACGATCTAGTCAAGTATGGCCCTAACCTATACGCCTATACTGCAAACTCTTCAGCAACAGGTGTTGTACCAACTACTACTGCAAATTGGGTTTTAGTAACTGAAGGAGTTTCTTACGAAGGAACTTACACAGGTAACACCCTTTACTATAAAAATGACATTGTTACCGATGGTACTAGCACTTTTATTGTAATTAACCAGCACACTTCTCTTGCAACACCATCAACTTCATCAAATGCTAATCTTCAATTAATTGCACTAGGTCAAGAAGGACTTCCAAACCAATCTGGAAATATTGATAGACTCCTTACTACCAACGGATCTAGTCCCTCATGGACCGCAACAACTCGTTTAACAAAAGGTTACTGGGGAACTACTCAAGGTCAAGCTGCAGCAGACTTTGAAACTTCCGCACAACTTACAGATGTTGCGTCTGTGTTTGCAAGAAGTACCTCTGATTTTGGTCAATTAGTAATGGTAAATCCAAGCAATGGAGCAAACGCGTCAGCAGACGTAATTGTTTACACGGCTGATGGAACAAACGACTCTGGTTGGATTGACCTTGGAATTACAAGCAACAACTTCTCTGCTGAAACTTTTGGAATTACAGGGCCACATGACGGATACATTTTCATGTCTGCTCCACGAATCAATACTAAAGATGTAAGCAAAGTTCGAGTTATTGGATCAACTTGCACCATTACTACCACAGTAGCTCATGGATACTCTGTAGGAAACGTTATTAAGCTGGAGGATATTGGAGAAGAAACTGATTTCTTCCATATTCCTAGTGGACTTTACACACTAACCGCAGTCAGTTCTACAACTGCATCATTTGCGGTAACTGGAATTACCCCATTTAGCGAAGAAGATTTATCTCAATTTGGTGTTGTGTACAAGCCAGCTGGTGACGGCAATTTAGTTTTTGCTACTGATAAGACTGGTCTACAAAACGCAATTGTATTTGCTGCTGGTGGTTTTGAGTCTGGAACTTCACAGATGACAATCACTCCAAATGAAGTTGTCTCAATTAATATTGCTACTCCATCTTCAAGCACAACAACTGGTGCGCTTGTAGTAGATGGTGGTGTTGGTATTGGAGAACACGTTAACGTAGCGCAAAGCGCCGTTATCGGAGGTCAAGTAGTTGCTGGTCAAAATGCAAAAGATGCCCTCACTGATTTAGGATATTCAAACGCTGCAGCAGTATTTAACTTTGATGATGGAACAGAGCAAGAACTATTTGCTCAAATTGCGTTTAGAAACGCAGATAAGACTTCTTCAACTGACCTTATTGTTTACTCTGACAACGGTTGGGATGAATATGGTTGGGCATCCTTTGGTATCACCGGCTCTGATTTTGGTGACCCACTATTCCCTCTTACTGGCGCAAATGATGCTTATATATTCCATGACGCTCCAAAGCCAGAAACAGCAACAATTACAAGCAAGGCAATCACTTCTAACGTAGCTACCTTGACAGTATCAAGCCTTCCAGCTTCTATTAAGCCTGGAGCAAAAGTTGTAGTTACTGGAGTAGATGCCACATTTAATGGAGAATACCGCGTAACAGCAACTGGAACTAATACTTTTAGTTATGCAAAGACTAACGCAAACGTAAGCAATACTGCTGTAACTCCAACTGGAACCGCAACCTTTAACACTGGCGGTCAAGGAAACCTAGTATTTGCTACTGGCGCAAACGGTTCTGAAAATAAGATTATTTTTGGTGCTGGCGGATTTGATAGCGGTAATGCTCAAATGATTATTACGCCAGATCAAAGCGTACACATTGAAATTGCAACCCCATCTACTTCCCCAACTACTGGTGCTCTCACCGTTGTTGGTGGTGTAGGTATTGTCGGTGACGTAAATATTGCGGGTAGCATTACTTTTGGTGGTTCTGGAACTCAGGTTTCGACCGCTAACCTATCTGTTACTGCTCCGTTTATCTTTACTGGTGATAATTCAACAGTTTCTACAAACGACCTAGGTCTTGTTGTAGAGGGTAAGTATGCAATAACTAATATTCCAACTGCGTCTGTTGTAAACAAAGCTTTAACATCTAACGTAGCAACTCTCACAACCTTTGCAAACCACAACTTTGCGGTAGGAGATTCAGTAGTAGTTGCTGGAGTAGACGCTACATTCAACGGAACATATGGAATTACTGCGGTCACAGCGACCACATTTAGCTATGCATTGACTGCTCCTCAAGTTACAAGCGCAAGAATTGGTGACGTAAGCTACAGCATTAGCAACAAGATTCTCTCCGCTAACGTGGCAACTCTTACAACTACGGCAACTCACGACTTTATAACTGGTGAGATTGTAGAAATTACTGGAGTTGACTCAACATTTAACGGAACATATACAATCACTGGCGTAACAACTAACACATTTAGCTACGCTAAGACAGCCTCAAACGTAACATCTGCTGCAGTATCCCCAACAGGAACTGCTACAGTAAACCGTTCTTTGGCTACAGCACAAGTAGTTTCAGCAACCCGTACACGCTTCGGTGCCTTCTCTAAAGACGCCACAGATAACATATGGAAGCTAGTATCTAACATCAGCACTGAGCCAACAACTTCTATTGATTATGCTCAGAATACTTATGGTAACGGCGTAGATATTGCATACGACACCTTGAAGCTTGGAAGCCTTGAGGCAGTGGCTAACATTTCTGCTGCTGGCACTCTTGCTTCTACTGGAAACTTTGCGGTTAATACCGATAAGTTTACGGTAGCCGCATCAAGTGGCGACACTCTTGTAGCTGGAACTCTTGGAGTTACTGGAAACACAACTCTTACGGGAGATCTAGCGGTAAACGGCGGAGATATTACAACCTCCGCGGTAACCTTTAACCTAGTAAACGGAACTGTTACAACCCTAAATCTAGGTCAAGCAGCTACTACCATTACTATGGGTGCTACTTCTGGTACAACCACAGTACGCAACGATCTTGCTGTAACAGGCGCACTTGCTGTCAACACAAACAAATTTAACGTAGATAAGACCACTGGTAATACAACAATTGCTGGAACTCTTGGAGTTACAGGAAACGTTACTGCCAACGCAGATTTAACAGTAACTGGAACTACAACATTTAACGGAGCGGTTAACCTAAACAGCACCTCACGCATCACTGGTCGCTTTGACGTTCAAGAAATGCGTGAAGATATTTCATCTAGCGCATCTGTATCTGGTGGAGTTATGACCATCAGCTATAACACAGCAAACGTGTTCTACAACGGAACAGCTGTTTCTGGAAACTACACAGTAAACTTGACAGACGTACCAACCGATAATGATAAGACAATGTCAATATCTATTATCCAAAACCAAGGTGGAACTGCTGGGTACCCAAGCGCCTTCCAGATTGGTGGATCCGCTGTTACTATTAAATGGGGTGGCGGAACTGCTCCATCACCTACCGCAAACAAACTTGATATCTTTAACTTTACGCTTCTCCGTTTAGGATCAGCGTGGCAGGTTCTCGGTTCAGCTAACCTCAACTACTAGGAGTAGTAATGCCCTTTTTTAACCTTACTAGTCGCGGTGGTGGTACCGGAGTAATTGGCGGTCGTTCAAGAGGCGTTAAGAGTTTTCTTTTACGACAGGTGATTACCCGCGGGTATCTTGTAGGTGGCTATATTAATAGCCAGCCTTGGACTAACGTTAACTATATTCAACACTCCACAGACTCTGCAGTAGATCAGGGTAACTTGATTTCATCTGCTGGAGGGTATATTGGGTCAAGTCACAACGCAAACCGTCACTTTGTTTGGAACACTGGCGGTATGGGAGGCTATTCAACCGCTTCCTCATACAACATGAGAACTAACGTAAACACTGGAGATTTCTCTATGCCCCAAACCTATGACGACTCTGAAGGTATGCAGTCCTCAGATCCAGTTACCGGTTTTGGAATGATGGCGTATGTATTTGGCAATAGCACTACAATTTCAAAGTTTAACCTTGCTACTGAGGGTTTTGCAGGAACTATTGGGTCCTCTGCGCTAAACGATTCTAACGCTGGACACCACTATGGTGAAAACTACGGCTATGTTTGGAATGGTTCAGGGACAACAACAAAGTTTACTTATGCTACCGAAGCTCAATCTGGCGTGGCTTCTGCGGCAAACCATCACCAACAAAAAGGACATAGTTCTAAAATTGGTTTTGGTTGGGCCGGCAACGAGGGATCGTATAACGGAGGAAACGCGTTTCGTAAATGGAACTATGCTACGGATAGTGTTGTTTCTAACCACAGCAAACCTATTGCTAACTCTGGGGAAGAAAATCTAGACATGGGTCAGGCACATGCCTACATGCTAGGTATGTTTGACGGAGCTCAAAATAACCGTGCTTGGAGATGGAACTATTCCACAGATTCAGGATTTGAAGGCAGTTCTACAATGCAACCGAGAGGATCGGGTATTAGCGGGCGCTCTTCCGGCGCATGTGCTTGGCGTGACTAACTTATACTATAATTGGAGATTACTATGGAGCAAAGAAAACAAGAACTTTTGCCTGGTCCTATTGGGACTAATAAAGAACATTTAACAGACACGCAACAGAAGTGGCTTGAAGTTGCGACAAATTATGAGCACAGTCAATCTGATTTTAAAACTAGGCATTTTGTTGGCGATGCTCAGATTACGCCATATCAAAAGTTTAAACAATTTCTTTTAGAACTCCGTTCTCGTGAAGAGGCTTTAGAAGTTCATGTCCTAAAGTTAGAAGAAAAATTAGCTGAAATAGACTATGAGCAAGAACGAGCAAATGAGTCAGACTCCGTAGCGTTTAAAAAATTATGTAAAACTCGTATAAAAGATTTAGATCGTGAACGACTTATAATCATGCGTCGTATGAGTCAAACAATATACGAACGTGATCAATACCTCAGAATGATTCAAGAAATGTATGATGATGGATCTGCGTATCTAGAAGATGGTACCGATTTACTAGACGCAATTAGAGACCCGTATTTAAACTCTCAACTAGAGAGGGATCATTGGATAGTAAGACTAGCAAGACAGGCCTCTTTAGATTTGATGGCTTATGGTCAAATTGGAATAGGTAATATGGACGCCATACTGCAGATGGATAACAACGCGGCTAAGGAAACTTTACAACTTGCAATTAGTTACGGTAATCAAATGAAAATTGAAATGGGAAGAATTGAACAGGCAATTTTACCTTCTCTTAAAAATGATTTACCTGTTTTAGACCTTTACAAAATACGTAAGGAAGCGGTAAAGGAAATTGAATGAAGTACTTTGCTATATTTCTAGACGATTATTTAAAATATAAAGATCTGTTTAAATTTAAAGAAATTGGTAGGTCATATTTAGCGGTCATAGTAGAGTCTGATGTGGATCCTGCTAGATGCTCTAGGGTTGAACTGACTAAAGAAGAAGCATTTGCTTGGAGATTTGTAGAGGTCCCAGAAAACGTTTCTCAAATAACTGTGCGCCCAAATACCGAAGTTTACGAGCAATTAAAAGACCGCTATTTAGAAAAAGTGCCACAAGTAGTAAACAAATCTACAGGGGAAGTTGATCCGGAGGTGATAAAGTACAAGTACACCCTTACTTCTGAAGATAGAGAAAAAGCTCTTTCTTTAAGAAATAAGATAGACTGCTATGTCCCGTATAACGACTACTATAAGGATTAAACTTGTTTACCGTTCCGTTAAACCCTAAATTGGCTGAAGCAGAGACAGAACAATTTATAAATTTTTTAATTGACTATAAGCCTTATATTTATGATTTTTATTTTACCTGTCGCATTCCTCCTTTTACTCAAGACGCTATGGGGGACGTATTTAACGGTCGTGAAGAAGACTGGGATTACCTAAATCAACTTGCCCTATATATACAAGAAGTTACTGGGGTTACAGCATCTGCTGTGTTTAACAATATTTACGTTCGCCCATCTCAAGAAAATTTAGATCTATTTATTCAAAACTTTAAACCTTTGTATGATGCCGGCATACAATCGGTAACTATTCCGCACACCCATTGGGTAGCTACGGGTCAAATTCAAGACGCTTTCCCCGGCATTTTTATTAAAAATACTATTTTAAGAAACGTAAATGAACCCAGAGAAATATCTCATTTAGCCAAGGCTGGGTTTAACTATATAAACTTAGATCGAGATCTAATGAGAGATCACGAAAAGTTACTGAGATTTAAAAAGGCTAAAGAACAGTACGGAGTTAAATTATCTCTTTTAGCCAACGAGGGGTGTCTTGGTGGATGCCCTATGATGGATGAGCACTATCAATTTAACAACACTCGTACAGACGGTCCACAATATTTTCACGACCCTGTTAGCCACGTTTCATGTATGAAGTGGACATACGAAGATCAAGCAGTGCCTTTAAAAACAGCTAATTTCCCACCATGGCGTGAAGATTGGGAGTACTTTTTTACCGATCTAGGCATAGACGTTATAAAGATGCATGGAAGAGAGTCCAAGTCTCGTCTCAGAGAGACTATGCAAATTATCAAAAACTATGCAGCCGGTAAAGAAATACTTTTTGACCATTTTAAAGATTTTATTGAAGAGACTAACTTGGTAGATAAACCTATAGACATCTGGCGTAAAAAAATTCGCACTTGCAAATTTGACTGCTGGGACTGCGGATACTGCGACAAGATTGTTGCAGCTAAGTACGGAGATAAGCGCCAACCCAGGACCCTAGTGGTAACCCGAGAGCTGGTTGACTCTGTCAATAGAAAACTGGACATCGACATTCCTGGTTTGACTAGCCGTAGAGTTCAGCAGCTCTTAAACGGTTTAGCCTCACAATCTAAGGTTTACCTTGAGGTTGGAGCGTATCTAGGCGCAACCGGTGCGGCTGCTTTAGCGGGCAATAACCTCGAAGCCTATTTCATTGATATGTGGGAAGAGGACCTTCAGCCTGTAGAAGAGCGACACGGCGAGCTGCCTCCAAATGATCAAAATGAATTTGAAAAGAATATAGCCCCTTATATCGGCAACAACAAGGTGCACATTATTAATGAAGATGTGCACGAAGTTGATGTGTCTACTATCAAAGATGTAGATTTATTTTTCTATGATGGACCTCACGAGTACGAGCATATATATAAGACCGTGACCCGTTATAGGGACTGCTTCGCCAAGCAGGCCATCCTGGTGTTCGATGACGCGAATTGGACAGATACGGTACGGGCTGCAGACGACGCGGTAAAAGCCGCGGGTCTTACACCCGTATACTCTAAAAAGATACTTAACAGTATCGAGAACGAAAGGTTATGGTGGAATGGAGTTTACATCCTCGTTGTTGCTGGATAATCAGCAATACCTTCTACTTCTTGCTTCAGTTATGGCTTTGTCCTTTGCGGCAAAGAAGAGCCAAATATTTATGCCCTTCTATGCTTGGATTGCCACAACTATAAAATCAAAAAGAGCAGTTGTTGCTCTTATCTCTCTGTTCTCGGGCGTACTACCGATTTCAGGTCGCGTCGCTGTATCGGCAGGTGCTCTAGACACTATTGCCCCAGATGATTATAAAAAACGTAAGAACTACGGAATTATTGATTATCTATCTACGCATCACTTTTATTTTTGGTCTCCGCTAGAGGCAACTGTTTTACTACCTATGGCAGCTCTCAGCCTTAGTTATTGGGAGCTTCTAGGTAAAACATGGCCGCTATTAGCTACTGCGGGAATTGTTATTTTGTTCTACATATTTAAGGTTTTAAAAGAAGACGATATTGAGATATCAATTCCAGAAAAACCTTTAAAAAAGAAAGACAAAGAGCCTTGGCAAATTGAAGCCGACTGGAAACGAGATCGTAAACAGCTAATAGATTACGCTAGAGTTTTGGTATTTACGGCAATTGTTATTGTTCTTAGCAACATTATTAAAGCAAATATAGAAACTATTAATGCGTGGTTAGAAGACGCTCATCAACACAATCTACTATTTTTAGTTGCTGCTACCGGTTTTCTAGCCAGTTTTGCTCTAGGAAGCAGTAGTAAGTTTGCTGGTTTTGTTGTACTTTCTGTAGGGGTATTTGGCGTTGAAACTTTGCCACTATTCTTTGCTTTTGACTACGCTGGCTACATGCTGTCCCCAGCCCATAAATGTTTAGTAGTTGGTAAAAGTTACTTTAGAACTCCTCTTAAGGACTACTACAAAGCCATCTTTGCTTTAGTAATTCCGATAATTTTAATGGGAATTACTTTATATTACGGAGGAATCCTCTGAAAAAGATAACTTTTAGAGCTATGGAAGAGAGTGTGGCTAAGCTGCACTCTCCCCCTAAGCCTGCACGAGCATTTGTTCCAGATTGGTACAAAAAATCAAAACGTTGGCGTAGTGGTAAGCCTGAAATTCTTGAAGGTGGAGGAGTAAACAAAGACATAAAACTTTGTATTCCATTTTTAGAAGCAATGACTGCCGGCTACTGCATTACCTTGCCCGGGGATGTTCTTATAGAACGAAAAAACGGTAGGGTTGGATTTGCTTGGAATGGTGCAAGAAACCAAATATCTTCTCCGTTAGAAGTTCGTCCAAAAGACATGGCTACTGAATTACCTAGACCAGCAGGTCACGATCACGATCTATATGCTTGGAACACAACTTGGGGAATAGAAGTTCCGGAAGGGTATAGCTGCTTATTTACTCACCCATTTAATAGATTTGATCTGCCCTTTACTACAACCAATGGTTTTGTAGAATCTGATGGATTTTCAGCCGGTGGGGGTATCCCCTTCTTTTTAAAAGAAGGTTTTGAAGGAGTTATCCCTGAAGGCACTCCAATCATTCAGGTGGTACCTATAAAAAGAGAAGGATGGAAATCGGAAGTAGCAGAGTACGATCCTGACTGGGCTGATAAACAGATTTGGTCTATATCTAAGTACATAACTGGTGGATATAGAAAGCACTGGTGGGTTAAGAAGACTTTTGAATAAGTAAAGAGATACACTTTTTCCTATGCCAATTGACTTCCCTAATAGCCCTGCGCTAAACGAACTGTTTACGGTTGGCGATGTTACTTGGTACTGGGATGGATCAGTTTGGCGTATCAGTAACTCTCAAGGAGCAACTGGACCAACTGGACCTTTAGGTCCCACTGGTCCGACTGGACCTTTAGGTTTAACTGGACCAACTGGATCTACCGGACCAACAGGACCTTTGGGACCTACAGGTCCCGCTGTTACTGGTCCTACAGGTCCCACCGGACCAACAGGACCAACTGGTCCTATTTTTCAGAATATAGATGGCGGTCAAGCCTCTACAATATATGGTGGTACTCCCACAATCGACTGCGGAAATGCATTAGGAGTGTAAATGGCTGTAAAGATTCAATTCAGACGTGACACCGCAGCTAACTGGACAACTAATAACCCAACACTTTCACAAGGTGAAGTTGGTTATGAATTTGATACTGGTAGATTTAAAGTTGGCACAGGTACAACTCCGTGGTCTGGTCTTCAATACTCTTCAGGTGTAACTGGTCCTACTGGTCCAAGTTCTACAGCCACTATTGGTGCAGTAACAACATTAGGTCCTGGAGCATCAGCAACAGTAACTAATACTGGAACAGCTTCATCGGCAATTTATAATTTTGGAATTCCTCAAGGTGTAACGGGTCCAACTGGACCAACTGGTCCAACTGGACCAACGGGTCCTACGGGTTCAACTGGACCAACCGGCGCAGATTCAACAGTAACTGGACCAACCGGACCTACTGGACCTACTGGACCACAAGGTCCTCAAGGTGTTCCTATTACTTTAATAGGTAGTGTTGCTAACGTTGTTGATCTTCCGTCAACAGGAAATGACATTAACGATGCGTATATTGTTGATGCAGATGGAGATGTGTACGTTTGGGATGGAACAACTTGGTACAGCGCTGGTCAAATTGTTGGAGCAACAGGGCCCACAGGACCAACCGGTCCAACAGGCGCAGACTCTAATGTAACTGGTCCTACTGGTCCCACAGGACCTACTGGTCCAACCGGTCCTACGGGAGCTGACTCAACAGTAACCGGTCCTACTGGCCCTACTGGGGCTACAGGAGTTGTATCTGTAACAGGTCCTATAACAAATACTGGAACAAATATTGCTGCAGTTATTGGTATTGATCAAACATTATTGTCAATTGCAAACACTCAAGTTACTGGTCTTGGAACGTCATCTACAAAAGACATTCCCGCTACTGGAAACGCTTCAGCAACAGAAGTTGTTTATGGAACAGATACTCGACTCTCCGACACCCGTACCCCAACCGACAACACTGTTACTACAGCAAAAATAGTTGATGGAAATGTGACTAACGTTAAGTTAGCGAACTCCTCTATAACTATTGGAACTGACACGGTTTCTTTAGGTGGAACTATTACAACCCCAACCTTTAGTGGTCTTACTGTTGGATCTTCAATTGTTTTTGAAGGAGCAACCGCAGATGCGTTTGAGACTACCCTTCAAGTAACAGACCCAACTGCAGACCGTACACTTACGTTGCCAAATGCTTCTGGAGAGATAGCTCTTATTAATCGAGTGCAGGCTCGTATGGAGTTGTCTGATACATACATCGATGTAGCCCCTCGTTATGACAACCGTTCTGCCTCGTTTACTAGCGGAACTGTTTACTGGAGCTTCTTTAGCCCGCTTCACACCCATACCGCATCAACTGTATCGGTGGCATCTGCTGGTACAGCAACTACTGGCGCTACCCTTATTAAGATGGGTGTTTACTCTTTTGATGAGACTACAGCCACACTGTTGGCAAGCACAGCAAACGACATTACTATTTTTGGAACACGTAACACTGTTTACACAAGAAATCTAAGTTCTTCTGTAACGTTCCAGGCTGGACAACGCTACGGCTTTGCAATCCTTGTTATTGCTACAACCCCTGGTACCGGCTACCTTGCCTTTGGTTACCCACCAGCGGTTTTAAACGCACTATCACCAGTCATGCGTGGCTACTTAGACAGTCAGTCAGATCTACCCTCTTCAGCCACACCACTTAACAACACATCTAACGGATATTGGGCGAGGTTCATATGACATCTATTAATGTAATTAAAACAAGCCTTGGAAAAGATGCTTCAGGCTTTGAGAAATTTGAAGTCAAGAATGCCGATACAGGAGAAGTAATCGGATATGATATGGTGGCACCAAACGAAGAATAAGGAGAATCATGGAAGACATTGACTGGGGTTTAGACGTAGAAACAAAGAAAGACGTTCTTATTGAAAGAATAAATAAACTTTCTAAAGACGGATATTCTTTAGAGCTTAACTACTTATTTTCTGTTTCTCAAAACCAAGAAGAAACGGCAGAAAAGTACCGAGTTGCTGTTGAAGGCGTAAAAAACGCTTTGGCTTTTCATAAGGAAAAACTAGCAGCCCTTAGCTAATGAAAATAGCGGTTTACACAATCGCCCTTAATGAACAACAATTTGTTCATAAGTGGTATGAGTCCGCTAAAGAAGCTGACTACTTATTAATTGCGGACACCGGGTCTACAGACAATACGGTTGAACTAGCCAAAGAACTTGGTATCAATGTTATATCTATTTCTGTAAAACCTTGGCGGTTTGACGATGCACGCAATGCATCCCTTGCAGCGCTTCCAAATGATATTGACTACTGTATTGCTTTGGATATGGATGAGGTATTAGTTGAAGGATGGCGTAAACACCTAGAGGCTGTCCCAACACAAACAACCAGACCACGCTACAAATACACCTGGAACTGGAACCCCGACGGGTCTCCTGGTCTTCAGTATGGTGGAGACAAGATCCACAAACGCCACGGCTATCGTTGGAAGCATCCTGTCCACGAAGTATTGGTAACTGATCGAATACAACAAATTGAAAATTGGGTAGGACTTGAGATCCATCATCACCCAGACGACACTAAACCACGCTCTCAGTATTTCCCGTTATTGGCTCAATCTGTAATTGAAGACCCACACGATGATAGGAACGCGTTTTACTACGCCAGAGAATTATTCTTTTATGGAAAGTTTGCAGAAGCAACAGAAGAGTTTAAGCGTCACTTATCTCTACCACGGGCAGTGTGGAAACCTGAAAGAGCAGCATCTATGCGTTACATTGCAAAGATGTCTGATGATTTTATGGGAGCTGAAGATTGGTTTAAAAAAGCCGTTGAAGAAGCACCAGATAGACGGGAGGCTTACGTAGAGTTAGCCAAACTTTATTATGAAAACAACCGTTGGTTTGACTGCCTTGACGTAGCGGAAGAGGCGCTTCGTATTACAGAAAAACCACTTGAGTACTTATGCGAAGAGTTTGCATGGGGTTCGGCACCATACGATTATGCGGCAATTGCCTCACATCATTTAGGACTTACAGACAAAGCAAAGGAGTACGGCGAAAAGGCGGTTGAGTTAAACCCTACAGACGAGCGCCTAAAGCGTAACCTAGTCTTCTACAGTGAATAAGGGGTGGCATGAGATCCTTTGAGCCGGGTGGAAGGTTCACCATTGATTTTGAACTAAACGAGGTCGGAGACGGCATTACGTGGGATTCAACTAACCCATTTGGTACTCACGCAGAATGGTGGGAGTACGACACTTCTTCTACTACTACCGACCCTATTTACGATGTTGAGTCTATCTCTGGCGGCCGTGTCTGGGTTGGTCCAAAAGTGCTTCATATTGTTAGCGCTGATTTACAAATGGGTAAGTCACCTATGGATCAACGAGGTTTCTACGCAGCCGATACGTTAAACCTAACTATAAACATTGATGACCTGTACAGGGTAAGCCCTCAGTTGTTTGACAAGCGCGGTGAGTTTCGCGCTCGCCTACAGGAAGCAAACCGTTACCGTTGCGTATGGAAAGGTCAAGTTTTTAGGCCATACCACACACAGCCTGACGGATACATTGATGACCGCGGTACACTTATTACCCTGAACATGATTCAGCTGATGCCAGACGAACTGGTTAATGATGAACAGTTCCAGGCCTACGCACAACCTGCTTCTTAGGAGACATATGCCACGTCGTATCGGAGACACAGTTGGTAAAAACCCAACTAAGAATATTTCTATTGAGTTAGATCAAAGCAAATATCGTTCTGGTGGAGCAAAGTCTCGTCGTAAAAAAGGCGGGATTGCTAGACGCCCTAAAGCAACTATTCGTTATAAGAGTAAATAATTATGGGTAAAACTCTTAAAGTTGGCGGCATGAAGCACACCGTTAAAAAGAATAAAAAGGGCGATGTCATTGTTGACCACGAAGGCAAGTCAGCCGGTAAGTGGGATAAGATTAATTTGACAAAGAATGGTGGGTCTAAGACAGTCAAGCAAGGCGTAAAAGCCGTGAAGGACTGGCACAAGAAGAACCCGCACAAGAAAGGTAAATGATGGCAAAGCAAGGTCCATGCTGGGACGGCTATGTCCAAGTAGGTTTTAAAACAAAGAACGGTAAGAAGGTTCCTAACTGTGTACCAGAAGGATCCGGTAAGAGCAAGGTCGCAAAACCCAAAAAACAGAAAGCAGGTAAAAAGTAATGTGTGCTACATGTGGTTGCGGTGGAAAGGGAAGCAAGAAGCTTTCCCCAAAGCAAAAGAAAATTGCTGGCAAAGCTGGCGATAAGAAGAAGCTTGATGGGGCTGATTTTGCAGCTCTACGTAAGAAGAAGAAAAAGTAGTGTGCGCGACCTGCGGCTGTGGCCGTCCCAAGGACAAACACGGGATGAAGACCCTCAAGGCGGCGAACAAGAAGTTTGCTGCAAAGAAGGGTGCAAATGCAAAAGACAAGAAAGCTAAGAAAAAATAATGGCTAAATACACAAAAGAGGCTGACGAAAAAAAAGACGCCAAAATGACAAAAGGGCTGTCTAAAAAAGAAAAGGCTGAGTTTGAAAAAAAGGACACAGCCCACGGTAAAAAGAAGAAGCCAAAGACCCTAGAAGAAGACCGAAAAATTGATGCCAAGATTATTAAAGGCATAAAAGCAAAACGGAAGAAATAGCGAATTAGCCCCCGCAAGGGGGCTTTTTCATTTACTATAGTGGTAACTCCCATGCGGGGAGTGGCTTTACCCTTTTGCGTACGAGTACCTGCGAACTCCGATTGGAGCATGCTATGTCTGGCTACAAAGACTGGATAGATAGACCCACTGAGGTTGATTTCTATAAAGGCATTATTGAAAATGCCCCAGGCGCAAAAGAATCTGCCATGACCTACGCAGCCATCGGACTTGGTGCTCTATACGGCGTCAAGAAGGTAAAGAAAAAGAAAAAGAAGTGAACACTAATAGCTTCGAAGCACGTGCCCCGCGTTTAGCCGAAAGTCTGGTTGAGGAGTTAGATCCTCTTCTTCAAGAAGCGACGGCCGATGCTGGCTGGGGTAATCCAATTGAACTAACCCAAAATAAGGGTGTAATTTCACTTGAGTATTTTGAGTTCCGTGAAGATGAAATATTTAATCTTGAATACGGAACTGAGGATAGACCTCCTACTGTAGTAATCCGCCCCTTTATGACTAAAGCAGATGTAGCAATTAGAGAAGCGATTGAAGGCGATGCACTTGATTACTTATTTGATAAGGGGATTCTGCCATGAGCGACACATCATTTTTGTATGCAGAAGACAAGGCTCTTAAAACACATCTTCAAGGCATTCAAGTGCAAGATGCAAAAGACAGCACAAGACCTGTAAAAGTATGGTTTGGTTATCCGGACGTAGAGTTAAAAGCTCAAGAATACCCATACATGGTTATTGACTTGTTTGACATTCAACCGGCTAACGATCGTCAAAGTTCTGGTTTTTGGATTGATAACACCAATCGTGGAACTCAACAAGCGTCAAGCAACGCTAGACACAGTTACTACGCCCCAGTGGTCTACGATCTTTATTATCAAGTTAGTTCTTTTGCTCGTCACCCACGCCACGATAGAACAATAATTTTTGAAATGCTAAATAGAAAAATTCCTGGCAAATATGGTCACCTCATCATTCCGCAAGCGAATGGCAATGGCTATGTTGCTAGGCATATGTTTCTCGAGGGATTCGTAAAACGCGACTCCATTGAGGATGGAAGACGTTTACTAAGAAACGTCTTTAGTATCAGAGTGGTAAGTGAAATGACGCCTTACACGCCGTCTGTTCCAACACCACAGATTCAATCGGCAAACATCATGACAACAGGGAACCCCCCTTCGGGATTCGAGTTGGTTTAACATATGTGCAAACTAGATAAAATCAAAGGAGATAAATAATGGCTGTATACCTTCGGCCTGGTGTCTATGTTGAGGAATCCCTTAACTTAGTAACCCCAGTTCAAAGTGCCACTTCACAGTCCATCGCTGCATTTGTTGGCGTCGTAGATCGTGGTCCGCTTGTTCCAACTCTGGTCACATCTTGGAGTCAATACGTCAGTCTGTATGGTGGCTGGGAGAACGACTCACCGTTGCACGTTGCAGCGCTGTTGTTCTTCTCAAACGGTGGTAATCAAGCATACTTCTTGCGTGCAGCAAATGCTGATGCAGACGTTGCTACCCGTACATTTAATGACCGCGTCACCCCAACGGCAGACGCTACCCTCACCATCAATTCAAAGAATGCTGGTGCTTGGGGAAATGACATTAATATCAGCATTGCGAACTCTGCTACAGCAAACAATGTAGACATCACTGTAAAGTTTGGTGGAACCGCAAATAGCAATGTTGTAGAAAGATACACAGATCTTTCTATGACACCTGGTAACGATCGCTATGTGATTGATATCATCAATTCTCAATCTAAGTTCATCTCAGCTGTTGATGAAGGATCTACTGCTACCGGCTCAGCCCGACTACCAGTAGTTTCTACAAACCAATCATTAGCTGGTGGAACTAACGGAACTGGTTCTGTTAGTGAGGTAGAAATATCTAACGAAGTTGTTCGTTTTGATACTGTCTTGAACTCGCTAGTTCTAAACGCTCCTGGAGTTACAGAAGCAGCTGCTGTCAACGCAATGACTACCTACGCATCAAACCGCGGAGACGTATTTGTTGTTATTGACCCAGTTTTTGGATCTGTAGATAATCAAATTACAAGAGCAGATTCTTATACAGCTACCTCTTACGGTGCTGTGTACTACCCACCAATCACAATTAAAGACCCAGCAGTTACAACCCCAGGAGTTACTCGTGAAGTAGCACCAGGTGGAGCAATTGTTGGTCTATACCTAGGAACCGATGCAGCTCGAGGAGTCTTTAAGGCACCTGCTGGTCTCAGCACTCGAGTTGGAGGCGCAGTTTCAGTTCGTCCACTAACCAACGCTCAGTTGGATGGAATGAACAGCAACGCGGCTGCAGTTAACGCAATCAAGTTTGTTCCTGGTTCAGGAATTGTAGTTATGGGTTCACGCACGCTTCTTGGTTCATACGTAGACAAGTATGTTCCAGTTCGTCGTACTCTCATCTATCTACGCAAGTCCTTATCAGAGCTAACCCAGTTCGCAATCTTTGAGCCAAACGATGAAAAGACTTGGCGTCGAATTGTTGCAACTTTGGAAGGCTTCTTAAATAACTTCTGGCGCTCAGGCGGTCTACGTGGCTCAATCCCAGCACAAGCATTTTATGTAAAATGTGACGCTGAATTGAACCCACAACAGTCCATTGACGCTGGATTAGTTAACATCGAAGTTGGTGTGGCTCTACAACGCCCAGCCGAGTTCGTAGTTATTAAAATCGGTCAGTTTGACGGTGGCACCACCGTTACTACGGCGTAAAGGAGATAACCAAACATGGCAGATACAACAATTAATCGGTTCTCGAGTGTGGCGACCGATCCGTTACGCTCGTTCCGATTTATCGCTGAGTTCCTTCCACCACAACAAGGTTCTTCGGTGGACAAGCGGATTACCGGCTTTACTGGCGGTTTTCGTTCAATCAGCGGTCTCGGCATTAACACACAAAGTATCGCGTACCGCGAAGGTGGATACAACACCACCATTCACCAGGTACCTGGTATGACAACATTCAACCCAATCACTATGGACCGTGGAGTTATCTTTGGTAACAACCAGGCTATTGATTGGATGCGTACACTGTTTGCAGCAGCAGCCGGAGACGGAATTGCTTTGACCAGTGGTAAAGACTTCCGTTGCGATATCAAGATTTATGTTCTTGATCATCCAGCAGCAAGTAACGCAACAGCAACCGCAAGCGGTGAAGGTGGATCAAATACTCCAAAGATGGGCTTCCATGTGCACAACGCATGGATTTCAACTTTGAACTACTCTGACCTAGATGCTGGCGGAAACAACCTTATGGTCGAAACCCTTGGACTTGTCCACGAAGGACTTTCGGTATTCTTTACCAATGGAACCGGTGGATACGACCCAGTAAGGCCGGCAGCACTCTAAACAATTAGGAGACACAAGACGTGGCAGAATTAATTTCAGATCCAAAAGTCGTTAACCAAGCGGTCAAAGCTTTAGCAGCGGAGCCTGTTGTAAAAGTAGAAACACAGGCTCCGTCTGATACCGAGGTCGCACTTCCCGGTGGATATATCAATCGGGAAGGCGCCTTGGTCAAATATGTTGAGGTTAGAGAGTTAAACGGCGCAGACGAAGAAGCTGTTGCTAGAGCAGGAACTACTGGTCGTGCTTTAAACACAATGCTTCAAAGAGGTCTGGTCAGTTTAGGTATGGAGCAAGCGTCTAAGGAAGACTTAGAAACTCTTCTTTCAGGCGACAGAGATGCGATATTAATTGGAATCCGTAGAGCAACCTTTGGAAACACAATTGATTTCACAGGCACTTGTCCGTCCTGTAGAACAGAGCAAACTTTAACTCTGGATCTAACCAAGGACATTCCAATTGTCGAACTAAAAGATCCAAAAGAAGATCGACTCTGGACATATGAGTCTAAGTTGGGAACAGTAGTTGTTGGACTTCCTACGGGAGTTACACAACGTCGTTTGCTTGAAAACAACGACAAGAACTCAGCTGAACTAAACACAATCCTTTTGGCAGGTTGCGTTGCTTCAATAAATGGAAGCCCATCTATCGGAGCATCTACGGTCTTGAAACTAAGTTGGAAAGACCGTGAAGCAATTGTCCAAGAGATTCTTGAACGTAACCCAGGCCCACGCCTTGGGGAGGTGAAGAAGGCATGCGAGGCATGCGGTGAGGATATTCCTATGCCGTTGACCTTAGCTGCTTTGTTTCGCATATAAGCACGAAGATTACGAAAACTTACTGGACCAATTTGAAGCACTAACTCGAGCATACCCCGGCTGGACTTTGACAGATGTACTGTCACTGTCTTTCAGAGAAAGAAAGAACTGGCTCGAACGAGCCATTAACAGACGTAGGAGTTAGTGTTGGCTAAAAAAAATACCGGCACAGCCATGGGAACCAGTGGCGGTGGTGGCATTTTCGGTCGCAAAACCGAACTTGTTGCCGATCTTACGTCTGCCTTTAAACAGTTAAATAAAGAGCTTGAGCGCACCCGCGATTTATCGGCGGAGATATCTAGAAACTTAAAAGGCTCTTTCCCTGGTGGCGGTTCAGGCAATCTTCTCAATGGAAGTATGGGAACTTCCACGGGAACAAAAACTGCTACAGAAAATGATGGAAGCCAAGGCGGTGGCTTTGGAGGATTCCTAAAGAGCGCTGGCGCAGCGTTACTAAAAGGAACTGGCAAAATTGCTCTTGCTGGATTGCAGGGCATTCCTACAGTTGAACAATCTTTTGAACAAGATTTATTAAGATCCCGTTTTGGTTTCTATGGTGGAGCCAATGCCAACGCAACTCAAATGCGAATGGCTCGTCAAGGAACTACTACTGATACTTTAGACGCAGCCCGCGCCACAATGCTTGGCGCAAGCATGGGCATAATGCCTGGCTTAAAGAACTTTAATCAAGTTGGTCAAAGCGCAGCAGCAATATCTAACTTAATGCCAGGTGTTGGTCTATCTGGAGGTATGCAGGCTACAGCTGCGTTAAACCAAGGACGTAACGTAAACATGCTTCGCATGATTGGCGTTAACGTTCGTGGCGCAGATGGAATGATGCGTGGATTCCAAGACATTGCTAAAGACCTTTGGAAAGTACTTAACAAAGGTAAGACTGGCGAAGGTGCAATCACTAAAGAACAAATTTCGTTCTCATTGCAACCTGGTAATGCTCTTGACTCAATGCTTAACCAATATTTTGGCAATGACCCAATCCTTCGTCAATCAGTTATTTCAGAACTTATGCTTCTTGCTGGAACTGGTGGTAAAGGATCCTCTCTAAATAAAGCGACTTTGGCTCAAGAAGGCGCAACCACTAGTGCCGTTTTAAGTACAAGCGATAAAAACGCAGCATCGTTAAATGCTACTCAAGCAGTTGCCCCATCTGTTCTAAAAGGATTTGAAGCTGCTAATGATCTTCTTGCAGCGGCAAGCAATAAAGTTGCCGACATAGCAAGAGATGCGGGTTTAATGGGAGATGCGTTCCGTAAAATTCTTGAAGGTAAAGGTTTTATTGACACAATTGGAGCATCAGGTAATGGTGCTGGCGCAGGAATCCTTGGAGTACTTGGTGGTGGCGCCGCAATGATGGCTGGAAAAGCTTTTGGCGGAATTAAAAATTTATTTGGTGGTGGCGGTGGTGCAACAGCAGCCGGTGGAGCCAAGGGCGGTTTGTTTGGAAAATTTGGCAAGTTCATGCCAAAAAGTTTCTTGGGAGGTTTAGGAAGAGCTGGTCTTGCTGCTGGAGCTTACGCTGGACTAGATAAAGTCCAGGATTGGTTAAACGAAAATTATGCTGGACCTGAATTTATTAGAGATATTGGAAATTTTGCTTTTGATACTGGACAAGGCGCAGCTACTGGATTAGTTGCTGGAGGTCTTCCTGGAGCAATTGCTGGAACTGCTGTAGGCGCTGTTCAAGGTGGAGTTGGAATTGCTAGAAACAGCAATCCTGGCGGTAAAGGTGGCGGAGAGGGCGCAGGAGCTTCCGGCTATGTAATGCCGTTCCAAGGAAATTACTCAATTACAAGTCCGTTTGGTGTAGTTCGTCACTTAATGTTTAATGGAAAGAAGAGCCCATCCTACGGAGAAGGTCACGGCGGAATTGACTACGGTTTGCCAGAAGGCACTCCAGTTTTTGCATCCGCTAATGGTGTTATAGAAGCAACACCTTATGACGCTCCTGGTTTTGGAAATTACATAAAGCTTGTTACAGAAGATGGGGCACAACTATTTTATGGCCACTTAAGTAGCAAGATAGCTACTGGTGGAACTCGTGTTAAAGCTGGAGACCTTGTTGGTTATAGCGGAAACTCTGGACAATCTACCGGAGCCCACCTTCACTTTGAGGTACGCAAAAATGGTCAAAAGATGGATCCAAGCGCATGGCTTGCGGGCGCAGGAACTCCGTCTATTGTTGAGGGAGCACAGCCTGCACCTAGTTCAGATCTAGTAATGAGCCGAAATCCATCGGGTCTAATTATTGGTTCTGGTGGTCCTTCTATTGTGTCTTCAACTGACATGGGATCAATGACAAATGCTCAATCCCATGGAGCAACAGTTAATTATGGCGGAGTAACGGTAAACTTCCATATGCCTGAAAAAACAGCGGCAGATGCAAAAGAAATTGCTAGGGAAGTTAAAAAGATTCTTAGTGTGGACAATATAAGAGAAAAGGCGGTGTCTAAGTAATGCCAATTGAAGGTATCACGTTTAGCACAACTACTGCACCTCAAAATTATGGTACTCAGTACCCTAACGCAACTGCCGAAGATGAGGCTGAAAGAGCACGTTTTAGAAGGCTAACAGAAGGTCAAAAAGTACGTGCGGCTGAAGAACAAAAGAAAAAGAAAGATAAAAAATCAAAGAACAAAAACAAGAAGAACAAAGAAGTAAAGCCGTTAAAACTTCCAATTGATTATGACTGGAATTTACCTCCACATCAATGGAGCCTGCCTGTAAAACCAAAGATAGTTGAACCAGATCTATACATAGAGCCGGGCAAATGGGGTTACACAACTCCTCCCGGAGAAGTTCCTGAAAAGTACAGACGCGGTCGTATCTGGTGGTACTACAACGCTAACAACACATACGTTACGGCTACTGGTGAAGAAAAAACTCAGAGTACTGGTAAAGATAGAAGAATTGGTTTTCAATTTATGTGGAACCCAGACACCTTTAGCACTTCTGTTGCGCTTAACACCGAAGTTACTCCGCACCCTGCAGACATCTTTGCTTCAGTAGCCGGAGCCTTCCCAAGCGGGGAAACTCTTTCTTTACAGCTGCGTTTAGATAGAACTAACGATTTTGCTTGTATGAAACATTTGCTACAAAAAGAGTTTGACCTACAGTTAGATCAAAGGTCTGGGTCTGCAGCAACGTTTGAAAGAATGGCTGAGTTTTACAAAACTGGCTTTTTTGCAGAAGCAGACGCTGGAAAAATTTCTGACAAAATATTAGACCTTGTTAACTATGGAACAGTTGCTGATTTAGAGTATCTGTATAAAGCGGTTAACGGACCTGATTGGAAGAGTATTACCGGTCGTTCTACTGGAGATATTGGTTACCTAGCTGCAACGCTTTTGCGTGTTGATATTGGTCCTTTGTCTTACGTAGGGTATATAAACAACCTAAACGTAACTCATATTGCTTTTGCTCAAGATATGACCCCAATTAGAACAGACGTAAGCATCGCTATGAACCTTATGGCTTCTGCTGGTATTGCATCTGTTGAAAAAACTGCAGCGGCCATTGCGCCAACGAAGTAGGAGTAGATATGTCTATATACCAAGGATCTAGATACGAGTTTTCGGTAGTTGATTTTATATCTATTGCAGAAGACTCTGATGCTAACGCTGTTGTGTTTTACGAGTTTGAGGATATTGGAACAATTTCTTACAGAGAACATACCTACAAACAAGGCGAGCGCCTAGATAACATAGCGTTTGATTTCTACCAAGACCCAGCCCTTTGGTGGATTATTCTTGATGTAAACCCAGAAATTGTTGACCCTACAAATATAAAGCCGGGAACTGTTATTAGGATTCCTAATGTATAACTTTGTTGGTGTTGATTTTCCTAATGCAAAGGTACCGCCTGCTCGAGTTCATTCTATGACCTTTTGGCAGGAAAGATACAAGCATGACTTTGGGACAATTCAATTTAGAGACTGGGACGTTGATTACGATGATATTCGCCCCGGCACACCTGTTTTAATAACCCTTGCCGGACAAAATGGAACACAAGAGCTTAGTTGTTACGTGCACCACATTGAACCTCACGTTACGCCCGGTAAACGTTTTGTTGAAGTACACGTTATTGGCGCGTCTTACTTCCTTAAAAAAACTTCTCAACAAGTGTACGTAGAGCAAACAGCGTCAGACATAGTTACTGCAATTGCTAAAAGAAATAACTTTGCTTACGACGTAGACGCACACCCTCGCGTTTACCCTCAATTTTCTCAAGCCGGTCTTACCGATATGGAGACCATGGTTAAGTTAGCAAAACAATCTGGTTATTTTTTAAGAGTAACAAATACTCAAATCTATTTTCACTCAATGACTAAATTGTATGAAGAGTTTAGAGACAACGCTCCTACCTTTACTTTGCGAGACGCAGCTAGACCTGAGGGATCAACCCTTTATTCTTTTGAGCCTTTAGTTGGAGAAAGCCTTGAGTTTGAGGACGGAGAATACAAATCAGCAACTGCCGTATCTGGCGTTGATGCTTTTACTGGAAAAATAATTAAACTTACAAATCAAAAACGACCAAAGGCAACAAGAAAAAAGGCTGAGCCTGAGTTCTTCGATCGGTTTGCTTCAGGAGTAGTCGCTAACGATTACTCTGTGGCTGACAATGAATCTAAGGCAGTAGACCAAAGAACTAGATTTCCTTATAGAGCAAAAGCAGAAGTTCTTGGGGACTCCACTGTATACCCAGGTATGCCGGCTTTCTTTGACGGATTAGGTAATACTTATTCTGGTTTTTGGGTAGTACTAAAAGCAAAACATAAAATTGTTTCTAATTCTTATAACTCCTATATTTACACAACAACCCTAACTGTGGGAACGGACTCACTTGGCACTGCAACTCAGGGTAAAGACAACAGACTTGTAGAAGTACCTTCAGCCAAAGCAAAAAGAAATATTAAAAAGGGAGTTCGTCAAACTAATAAAAAACCAAAGAGTAAATTAAAAAAGGGTACAAAAAATCCTGGTGTTAAGTCTCAAACAGGTTTTGGTAACATAACAAATAGGTCTAAACCTAAGGTTGCTAATAAAACAATAATTGCACAAAGATGGATAAATGTCCTCTGATAATCGTTTTTATGGTATCTATCGTGGGGTAATAGCGGACGCAGACGATCCGTTAGACCTAGGTAGAGCAAAACTTTACATACCTCAAGTGCTTGGCGAAGCCGTGACCGAATGGGCCTGGCCTGTAGGTGGTGCAATCAACCAAATTAACTACCCTTATGGAACTTTTTACACAACAGGAGATCAGGCTATTGGGGTTAATACCCCTACCTTAATCAACACTAGTTGGGTTGAGGGAGACGCAAATAAAACGTATTTAGATGGGGATAAAATATATGTGGAAGAAACTGGAGATTATTTTGTTCAGTTTTCTTCTATGCTTACTAAAACAAACGCTAACTCTGGGACAGCTAATATTTGGTTTAGAAAAAATGGTGTAGATATTCCTGATAGCAATACTAAAATTACATTAGCTGGAAACAATTCTGAAATTACAATGACCGTAGCTCTTATTTTAGATTTAGACGCCGGGGATTACATTCAATTTGTTGCATCCGCAAGCAACACCAATACGTTTATAAGTTCTGATGCCGCAGGGGTAGGTCCCGCTACGCCTGGCATTATTGCTACTGTAAGCTTAATTGGTAAATATAAACCGAGACCAAACACCCCGGCTTGGGCTATGTTTGAAGGCGGAGATATATCGCTTCCTTTTTCTTTCAATGCCTCAGGTGCCATCAACACAAACAACCTAGAGTCTAAACAGTGGGCAGACCGGGTATTTGGAGCAATCTTTACTCGATTTGGGGAAAGACCAATGAGACCAAACTACGGCAGCATTGCGACCGACGCATTGTTTGAACCGGAAGGCTCGGTCATTGATTTTGTACAACAGACCATCACTTCTTCTTTTGGAGAGTTTTTGCCTGAACTAAAGCTCATTAGAGTTGAAATTGAAAAAGAACCTAACCAAGGATTAAGTGACCTAGTACTGACAGTTTCGGTAGAATATAGGTTGCCAAATAAGCAAGTGGACACCATAACCACCAAAATCGGATCTTTCACCAGAGCCGGAGAGTTAATTGAGGAGATTGAGTAATGGCTAATTTCATACCTCAGATTGACTATACCTCTAGAGATTATGACTCTATTAGAGAAGATCTAGTCAACTTAATTCCTCTATACGCGCCTCAATGGACAACCCGTGACCCCGCTGACTTTGGAATCATTCTTTTGGAAATGTTTTCCTATCTTGGAGACCTTCTTAATTATTACATTGATAGAGCGGCTAATGAGGCGTTCTTGTCTACAGCAAGCCAACGCCAAAGCATTCTAAATATTGCTAACTTGCTTGGATACACTCCAACTGGAAGCATTCCAGCAACAGTTACTCTTACCTTTTACAACAGCACCAACGCTGCAATTGTCGTACCAGCATTAACTCAAGTAGCAACTACAACAATTGTTAACGGTGTTACCACTCAAGTTATATTTGAAACAAATTCTGCTGTTACTGTGCCAGCTGCGGTTGGTTCTACTAGCGGTCAGGCAAACGCAGCCGCTACACAGGGTCAAACAATAGTAAACGAAGATGTTGGAGACTCAAACGGAACTTCAGATCAAGAGTTCATACTTGATAACACTCCTGTTATTAATAACAGCATATCTGTAACGGTTAACGATACTGTTTACATTAGCGTCCCGTATTTAATTGACGCCTCTGGAACAGATGCTGTGTTCTACAGCGTAACTGATGCCGAGGACGTAACCAAGATTGTATTTGGTGATGGTGTAAGCGGTCGTATTCCTCCAGCAAACTCTCAAATTTTAGTTACCTATCGAGTAGGTGGCGGAACTATTGGAAACGTAAACTCCAATACATTAAAGAACATTCTTACAAACTACTCTCCTGGACTAACTGTTAACAACGCAGCGGCTGCTTCTGGTGGAGCTGACGCGGAATCAACTGACTCAATACGTGTCAATGCTCCAGCCAGCCTCCGAGTACAAAACCGTGCCGTGTCGCTAAAAGATTATTCAGATCTTGCTTTACAGGTATCGGGTGTTGCTAAAGCAGTTGCAACATCAGAGGTTTACACAAGCGTTAACCTTTATATTGCACCGTTTGGAGACCCTGGGCAAAACGGTGGAGTTTTAACACAGGTGTTTAACCAACTTGGTAATGAAATTCAACGATTCTTTGTTGATAAAACTCCGCCAAACGTTAGCGTTACTCTATTTCCGCCAACATTTGTTGGAGTAAATATAACTGTTAGCGTTACAGCACTTGCTCAATACAAGCAGAGCGTAGTAAAAAGAAATGCTGAAAGAGCGCTTCAAGAAATTTTGGCTTTTGATAATGTTAATTTTGCCGATCGTATTTCTCTTCACTATGTGATTGAAGCGTTGGCAAATGCCCCTGGAGTGGCTTATTCAAACGTAACCTTATTGGCTAGAGCTGATGGTGCTCAATCAGGCACTAATGATGCTGTGTTTGTTGTAAGTGAAATTCCAACAGCGGGGACAATTACTGTAACCGTCAGTGGCGGAATCGTAGGTTAGGAGAGATATGGCAGCCAGTTATCCAGGTGCGGTACGTCCCTTTGTTAACAAAACAAACGTTGTTGACATTATTGACGCAGCTCACCCAAATTCATTACAAGAAGAAGTTGTTGCTATTGAGAGCACAATTGGTTTAAACCCAGCGCTTTCAACAGCCCCTTCTCCATCAGGAACTTTTTCAGCAACAGCGACTCAATACACCACTCTTGTACAAAGATTGGCAAATATTGAAACCGGTATTGTCGCGGATGTGCATACGCAGTATGTTAGAAAAACAGGTAACGAAACAATCGTTAACGGAACTTCTACCAACGTAGCATTAGTTATTAGAGGGGCGGCCAGTCAAAGCGCAAATCTATTGGAATGGCGTAACTCGTCTAATACTTTGTTAGCAAGCGTTTCGGCAAGCGGCGTATTGTCGGTCCCATCTGTATCAGCGCCAGAAACAGACCACGCTTTACTTCTTGGCATTTTAGGGTCGTAATAAATGGCACGCTATGGCGTTGATTACTACGGTTTAGTTGCGTACGGATCAGACTCAACTTCTTTTGTTGAGTTTGACGCATCCCCGTTTACAGCGACGCCTATCGGCTATCAAAAAATTCGTCTTGAATGGACCTCTCCTTCTGGAGACTGGTCAAGAATTCGTTTAGTCCGTAACACCTATGGATTCCCTTTGTCTGTGGATGATGGTGCTGTGGTTTACGATGAACCTAAAAGCTTTGACGTAGGTGTATACGATGACACTGGTCAAATTCCGGACGAAATTGGTTTAAAACCAGGAATTGCTTATCACTACAGTCTTTTTGTTTTTGATACTCAAAACGAAGTTTGGGTAAAAGCCGGTAACGCTTTTGCAATTTCTATTAAAGACTACGGAACTTTTGATTATCTATACAACGCCATACCTGGAATTTACAGAACAAATAACTTAAAGGTTATTACAGATACTGGGGCAAATGAAGACCTCGAAGACTTTTTAAGAATTTTTGCTGTTGCTTTAGACTTGTACAAGACTAACGCAGACCTTGTTCGTCAAACATACGATACCTCAGTAGCGTACGCCCCAATCATTCCTGTAATGATGCAACAATTTGGTTTGGCTTTTGAGCCAGAACTTGGATTACAACAGTCACGTATTCTTTTGCGTAACGTTGCTTATATTGACAAATCAAAAGGTAGTTTAGAGGGTATTGAAAATTTTATTAAAGCTTTTACTGGATACGATCAAATAACTACACCAAGCAAAAACATCATGCTTGATTACAATGATTCTTCTTTTGAAGAGTCTGTTGGTCGTTGGGCATCAATTGCTAGAGCAACTCTTGATAGAGTTAACAATGCAGTAGTTGCTCCGTACGTAGAGTCTACATTACCTTCCCTTTTCCCAAACAAAGCTACTGGTGCTCTAAGAGTTACCTGTGGTTCTGGTGGTGACGCAGAGTTTGCTTGCGGACTTAGCGCACCTAAAACACGTGGCATACCTGTAAAAGAAGGTTTTGTTTATACGTTCTCTATTTACTCAAGAGCAGCCTCAACAACAAGAGGCATTTACTTAGATATACGTTGGTTTAATCTATACGGACAAGAACTGTCTCGTGCTGGCGAAACTAACTGGACAAATTCAGCCGGTGGTTGGACTCGTGGTTCAGTGACCGACACGGCGCCCGTTGATTGCTTTTTTATGGTTCCAACAATTCGAATTCAAGGATCTGCAGCTAGTGAAGTTCATTACTTTGACGCAGCTCAAGTAGAAGAAAGCTCAATTGGCGTTACAGATTTTGAAGAGGCTAGAGGAATTAACATTACTTTAAAAGCCACAAGAGTCAACGAACTTGAAAACCCTGGGTTTGACACAACAATAACTCCTTGGGTTGTTACCGGCGCAACTGGGACTAGAACAAATACAATTAAAGATACGGATAGAAATAGCGCGTATTCTTTAGCATTAACTTCTACGACAAATGACGTAGTTGAAGTTTCTTATAACAGATTTATGCCTGTGTCTTCAGGATTTTGGTACAGCGCAAGTGGTTACATAAGAACAGGTTTTACAGGAGATAGAGCAGAAGATCGTTTAGGTAACTGGGTTATTTCTTGGTATGACTCTAACCAAACTCTTATTTCTACAAGCACTGATTCCGCTAAAAACTTAACCGAGTTCTATAATGTAACTGAGTACTACAGAACTCAAGGTATTTTGACGGTATATACATCAGAAACAACAAGTCTCGTTGCTGGTCAAGACGTTCGTCTTTTAGACTTTGATGATCCTTCTTTGGATGGAGAATATGAAGTTCAATTTGTTTCTGGAAGGTTCTTTCAAGTGGTTGCAGCGGGACCTGACATTGATTTAACGGAAGTTAATCCAGGAACATATGTTCAAGATTTAAAACTTGATTTTGTTAGAAACTCATATTCTGCGCTTTCCCCAACAAACGCGGCTTACGCCAAAATTAAATTTGTTTGGGATAACCCTCTTAACGGACAAATTATCCATTTAGACAGTTGTATGTTTGAGCGCTCAACAATTGCAAAACCATATTTTGATGGAAGCACAGGATTCAGCTCAACTTCAGACCTTGTGTGGGAGAGTAGCCCCTACGAGTCTAGATCTCACTACTACAAGAACAGAGTTGCTACTCAACTACGCTTAATTGCTCAATTACCTAACTACCTAGTTCACGGAACTCCTTTCGTAATTAGGCTGGCTCAACCCGAGGAGTAGACGCCGGTTAAAAAGTCTGTGTAGTATCCACCGCCTAGGAGGATCACATGGGATCATTTTTAATAGTTGCTGGAAACAAAGAAACTACACGGGTAAACGTAGAAGCCCTTTTAGAAGACTATTTTCGAGGCAATGGCAAGGACTTCAGATTAGTTCTTCCGTTTTACGATAGACCAAGTCAGGGTCAGATATGGGCTCATCAATTAGCCCATGACTTAGGGATACCTAGCTTGGTGGTTGCTCCAGAGAACGCTTTGTTGATTGGACTCAATACGTCCGATTTGCACCATTCGTCGGATCCAATACAGGCTACGGTAGAACTGGCTGGAACCGCTGAAAACGGCTCTGTAGCCTTTTTGCTTTGGACTGAGGAAGACTCGAACACGGTCGCACTACAAACAGCCCTTAAAACGGCTTCTGTGCCCTGCTACGACCTTTGCCTAGGTTTGGTAGAGATATCGGCTGGGAATGCCATTACACCGTCTCTAAACGCCCCAGAAGCCCCAAAGGTGGTTATTGAGGAAGACGACCTAGCCTCTCGCATTGCGGTCAAGGTTGCTGATATCGTCCTCGCCCAGTTAAGGGACTCAGGGGTCATTAAGTGAAAGACATTTCAGCCAAGGCATACGGCTTTTTGGTAGCCATCTACCAGCATGGGTTAAATATCTCAGCTGAGTCCATGATGGATCACTTTGGCGTTGGACGTAGAGCAGCGCTAAGCGGTTTGAAAGAGTTGCGTGAAAACAACTACATAAAAACAAACCTGCTTAGAGTTGAAAACCGAATTGTGACAGCGTCTAAACTAACCAAAAAAGCAGAGCGGTCTATGTTTGGGATTCCACGTTTTGTGGAGTCACATAATGCGACTGCTATTACACGGAATAGGCTAATAAAGCAGAATAATAAATATTCTACTGTTATAAGTAATAAACATTCTTTGGCGGAGCCAAAGGAAGAGTTCAAGACTATGGAAATCGAGGTGAGCGATATGGGATGGGGAGGATTATTTGATTCGACGTCCGATCCGACCGCCGAACTTAAGGAAGAGCTGGTTAAGGACCAGAAAGTTAAAAAGGCTGAGTCAAAGGCGGCCAGCGATAAAAGAAAATCTGACCAGACTAAGGCTAGGCGAGAGCTTCAAGGTGAACGCAAGACTTTTAGAGAGCGTAACCTGATGGAAGATTGGCGAGTGGTTGACGTTTGTTATGAGTTTGCTGATCGCATCGACCAGCACTTCCATATCGAACCTTGGAAAGTAAATCAAAGCCAGTTCTCTGGGGCACTTGCTGGATTACGTAGTCGTCTTGGCACTAACGGCGAACTAGAAGTTGCTGTTATGGATATATTCTTTCGCCAGATAAACATAAAAGATTACAAAGACGCTGAGGTTCTTTGGAGACTTTACATAAGTCGGTTTGCATCCTTGATTGGTGAGGTTAAGATGTCCCAAGTTACTGAGGAGACTCAGAAGGTTGCAGAGGAATCAATGGCTAGAGCGATGAGGGAGTTCGGAAACATTGTTTAACGTAAACGATTTAAAACTTCGTAGAAATACTTGGATTAGGTCTGCAGGTTTGCCGTCTCATTTAATTGGTTGGGAATTATCTGATTGTTTGGAAGTTTCGGAAAACACTTTAAGCATTGTAAAAGGCTGGCTTCATAAGGTTCAGTCAGGAAAAATTATTGATGCTATTGGAGAAAGAACTTGCGGTAAGGGTTTAGCGTTTTACGGAAGTCCAGGTAACGGCAAAACAACTTTAGCAGCTTCAATTATTCAAGAGGCTATGCGTACTTTCTCACAAGACGTTTTTTCTTTAAACGACGCACGCCCCTGCTACTTTATAACTTACGCATCTTTGGTAGATCTAAAGGGTTTAACCATGGAAGAGTACGTAGATGAATCTACTCAAAACCTTTTTGCAGGCATTATGGGAGAGCACAAAGATGAGTACCGAAATATAAAGATTTTGGTTTTAGATGATGTTGGGCGTGAGCATCCAAGTGGAAGCGGATGGAATAAGAATTTATTGCATCACGTATTGAGAAGCCGTTTTAACAGAGGGCTTCCTACCATCGTAACTTCTAATATTTTGCAAGAAAAGTGGCCTGAATGGTACGGTGAAGCCACAGGTAGCTTTACCCATGAAGCATTTGCCAATATTGAACTAAAATCGGAGAAGGGAGACCTCAGACGAATATGATGGAGTCATCAGTGGAGCAGAGCCGACTTATACAGATCTTCTTAAGTCCTGCTGCCAGCCCCGGTCCTTGCATCTTTGAAGTTAGCAGTAATAACGGAAAGTTGTACTGCACCTGTCCAGGTTTTAACGGACGGTCAACTTGCAAGCACACTCGATTTGTAAAAGCTCGTATTGAGTCAAATGGTGGAACTTATCCGTTAGAGATACTAAAGTCCGCCACCCCTACAGACGCAAAGGTAGCCGAGTCTTCTCCAGAAGCATTTAGAGACTTTGTAATTCGTTTTGCAAAGATAGAAGTTTTTTAAATGCAGTTTGGGGATATCAGTAACGATATACCTAAGCGTGTAATTGTTACTACTAACGTTTTTGTTTTGCTGGAGTATGAAAAACTTCCACGCAAATATAAATTATTTAAACAGACGCGCAAAAAAGTTTCTTTTAAAAAAGAAGTCTTAAGCAAGTTGTACTTGTGGGGAATGCAAGTTCCTTACACGATAGAACTAGCCTCATTTGACTTGTCACAAGAAGAACTGCAAAAATTGTTTGATACGTTAGATGAGTACGGAACCAATCCTTTCAGGTATTGCGTTGCTTACACATCTGTGGAAGATTTGGTTAGCCAACTTCCGTATAGACCGGAACTTTTGGGTGTCATAGACATGCCAAGCCGTCTGTTACGGTACGGGCACTGGGGAATGGATATAACGAGGTTATGAATAACGAAAAACGTTTATTAAGTAAGGCGATTGAAAGTCGTGACCTTGTACCTTTATTTGATCGTCAGGTTAATCAATCTTGGTTCTCAGATGAAAACGATAAAAAGATTTGGGTGTTTTTAAGAGAACACCACAGCAGATATGGCGAATGCCCCAGCCTAGAAGTTGTTAAAGAAAATTACCCTTCTTTTGAACTTGCTCCAGTAACTGATTCTATTGATTACATTCTTGATTCGTTAGTTTCTTCGCGTCGCAGAATAACTACTGCCAATATTCTTAGAGACGCTATCGAGAAGTTAGATAGGGAAAACGACCACGAAGCTGCTGTTAGAGTTCTTGAAGCCGGTATTGTCCAAATGGACGATCAAGGTTTTTCTAAAAGCAACGACGTAGATATTACGCAAGAGCCGGAACTAGATAGACGTTGGGAACGGTATCAACGCCGTAAAGAAATACCAGACGGTTTGCTTGGGCTACCTACAGGTTTTCCTACTATTGATAAAGTAACTAACGGTCTTCAACCAGAACAATTGATTGTTATTACCGCTACCCCTAAAACAGGTAAATCAACTGTTGCTATGCAAATTGCCATTAACATCCACGTAAACTCGGATGTAACGCCTATGTTCTATTCGTTTGAGATGAGTAACAGAGAGCAAGAAGATCGTTACGATGCAATGAGAGCAAGAGTTTCACACCAGCGTTTAATCACAGGAACACTTACACCTGACGAAGAACTTAGATATTCTCGCCTAGTTATTGAACGAATGAGAGAAGACAAAAACAAGTTTTGGTTGGTTGATCAATCTTCAGGAGCCACTCTTTCTCAGGTAGCTGCAAAACTACAAACACATCAACCTGGAATTCTTTTTATTGACGGTATGTATTTGATGATTGATGAGCAGACTGGAGAATCTAACACCCCACAAGCTTTAACTAACTTAACTCGTGGATTTAAAAGATTGGCGCAGAAGTACAGTCTTCCTATTGTTATAACTACTCAGTCTCTTGATTGGAAGAAAGGCAAAGGCGGGCGACTAACCGCTAACTCTATTGGTTACTCATCATCTTTCTATCAAGATGCAGACGTTATTTTCGGTCTAGAAAAACCTGAAGATAGTGTTGATGAAACTCGCATTCTTTCCATTCTTGCCAGCCGTAATTCTGGTCCAGGATCTACATTCCTTGCTTGGGGTTGGGACTCTGGAACATTTCGTGAGATGTCAGGTGAAGACCTATGACACCAGAAGAGATGGAAGATTTTTTACATGGTCTCGGTATTGAGACATACGGCGCTCGCGGTTCTGAAGTAAAAGCGCTTTGCCCTGGGCATTTAGATAGAACAGGAAAGCCCGATAACAATCCCTCTTGGTCTATTAATTCTGATACCGGAGCACACAATTGTTTTTCTTGTGGCTTTCGAGGAAGCCTTCAGTATTTAGTTTCTTACATGAATGGCATTCCTATGGAAGAAGCTGGAGAGTGGGTAAAGACAACCACTAGCGATCTTGCTAAACGTTTAGAGCGTGCCCTAGCTCCTAAGAAAGTTGTTGAGAAACCAGAGATTGATATAACAGAAGCAAACTTGGCTGCTTACACCACTCCACCAAAGGAGATATTACTTAGTCGTGGAATAACAACAGACTCCGCAATTAAGTATGGAGTTTTGTACGATTACAGAAAAGACTTATGGATTATTCCAATACGAGATGTTTTTGGAAAATTATTGGGATGGCAAGAAAAAAGTGTTAGGGGAAGATTTTTTAGAAATTACCCAGCAGGCATGCAAAAGAGTAAATCTTTATTTGGGTATCACCAATACACAGGTGGAACCATGGTTGTTGTTGAGTCGCCGTTAGATGTATTAAGGCTAGATTCTGTTGGGGTGTCGGGTGGCGTAGCAACTTTTGGAACCTCAGTTTCCATGGACCAACTTGCGCTTATTAAGGGAGCTAATCGAGTGATTCTTGCTATGGATAATGATGAGGCTGGCAAAGCAACCTCATTAGACCTGGTCAATAAAGCGCGAGACCTGTGGATGGAGTTTTGGCTTTTTGACTATTCTCACGTAGACGTGAAAGATATAGGCGCTATGAGCAAGAACGAGATCCTCCAGGGTCTTGATCGAGCAAAACATTGTTTATACGGAGATAGGAGCTTAGCGTGATTATTGGAATATCTGGGTATGCCCGTAGCGGTAAAGATACGGTTGCTTCTTTTTTAGTAGAAGAGCATGGGTTTAAACGACTTGCGTTTGCAGATCCAATTAAAGAGTTCACATTAAAAATTAACCCAATCATTGAAGGTCAACTTAGGTTACAAGATGTTGTTCAAATGTATGGTTGGGAAGTTGCTAAATCAAAAGAAGAAGTTCGTAGACTTCTACAAGAAACCGGCATGGCCGCTCGCATTATGTTTGGCGAAGACTTCTGGGTCGAGCAAGCATTTGCTGGAGCAGACCCATCAGAAGATTATGTTATTTCTGATGTTAGGTTTCCAAACGAAGCTGATTACATACGAGATTTAGCCGGTGCTGTTTGGCGCATTAATCGTTGGGGGGTTGCTCCAATAAATAAACATGCATCTGAAGTTGCAATGGATATGTACCCGTTTGATTACGTTATTGATAACGATGGTCCGTTAAGCAAACTTCAGTTTATGGCTAAAAAAGGAATAAACTCCTACCTATACAACGGTGCTAACGTCAATCGATGACATTTACGGGGACGCTTTTACCTTATCAACCTGAGGCGGTTGAGAAAATGACTGACCGCCATAAGGTTCTTGTTGCCTATGATCTTGGGCTAGGTAAAACCGTTCTTACTATTGCAGCGGTAGAACAATTGATGGATTCAGGAGAAATAACTGAACCTGGGATGGTCATTTGTTTATCCAGCCTTAAATATCAATGGGCTAATCAAATAGAAAAATTTACTAACGGTACGTCTAAAGCATTAGTCATAGACGGTACCCCAAAGAAACGTCAGGAACAGTACGAATCAGCGTATAACTGGCGTGAAACAAAAGTAGATTATGTAATCATGAACTATGAGCAGGTAGTAAACGATTGGGCATTTGTAAAAAAATTGCCTAGAGGATTTATTGTCTGTGACGAAGCCACCGCTATCAAATCATTTAGATCAAAAAGATCTAAAGCCGTTAAACGAATGTCTAACGCGCCCTTTAAGTTTGCTCTAACTGGTACCCCTATAGAGAACGGAAAACCAGAAGAGTTATTTAGCATCATGCAGTTTGTAGACGATTCCGTTCTAGGAAGGTTTGACATCTTTGACTCAGCATTTATTGTTCGTAATAATTGGGGTGGAGTTCAGCGTTATCGTAATTTGCCTACTCTTCATGAGCGTCTTAAGGAAGCAAGTGTTAGAAAGTCACAAAAAGATCCAGACGTTGCGCCTCACCTACCAGATTCCATACATAATGAACCAATTCTCATCTCGCTCGATAGAAGAGGAGCCAAGCTTTACGAAAAGATAAAAAGCGATTTACTAGATGACTTAGAAGAAGCAACTGCTTTATTTGGTAAAAACTTTAATATCTTTGCTCATTACGGGATGCAAGGGTCTTCTGGAAATACTGCTGAAAATGAGTGGCGCGGAAAGATTATGGCTAAAGTTGGGGCATTGAAGATGCTTTGTTCACACCCAGATTTACTTCGCACTAGTGCCACTAAGTTTTTAACTTCTTCGGGAGAAGGTTCTTCTTACGCTAATAACCTGGTAGAAGGCGGTTATTTAGATGGAGTTGATACCTCTCCTAAACTAAAACTATTAATCCAGTACGCCAAAGACTTTTTGGAACAGGACAGCGAAAACAAATTAGTTGTTTTTGCCACGTATGTAGACATGGTAGATAAAATATCTGAGGCGCTTTCAGAATACGGAGTAAAAACTTACACAGGTAAACTAGATGCTAAAACCAAGGAGGACAACAAAATTGCTTTCAACACTGATCCTGGTATTCGTGTCCTTGTGTCTTCAGACGCTGGTGGTTATGGCGTTGATTTACCGGCTGCTAACCTCCTCATCAATTACGACTTGCCATGGTCATCCGGAGGGGCTACACAACGCAACGGCAGAATCATGCGTGCATCATCAAAATGGCCGAGCATAGTTATTCAAGATCTTTTGGTAGACGGCTCAATCGAAGTTAGACAACACGACATGCTTCAGCATAAGAATGCTGTAGCAAGCGCAGTAATCGATGGAGAGGGCATAAATGAGGCTGGAGGCATAGATTTCACACTTAGTAGCTTGAATAAGTTCCTTTTGAGCAACTATGTGTAATACAATTAAGGCATGCCAAACGCACCTAAGACCCCAACGCGTACTATCCGCGTAGCCGATGACCTGTGGGTCTCAGTCCAAAAAAAGGCCGCCCTTGAAGGCGTAACTGTCACAAGCGTGATTATTAAGGCTCTTGAAGCCTACATAGACAAAAAGGACTAATCGGACATATACAAACCCTATTGGATTTGTCGGTAGGGTCTGTTAGGTTATACCCTCTAACCACTTAACGAGAGGGATCTCAATGACACTAGACAAGAAACAACTGACCAATGAAGCTAAGCAATACAAGTCGCTTAAGGATGAAATAAAGTTCTTAACAGAACGACTTGGTGAAGTTAAAGAACGACTTAATGACGCCGTAAAAGAACTCGGCGAAGTCGATGGTCGCGGTCACATCACACTAGAGCTGGATGATGACATTAAAGTCGTAAATCAACGCAAAGTATCCAAAGTTTTGGATAACGACACAGCAATGAAGATCCTTACAGATAAAAATCTTCTTGATGACTGTGCCCCATTAGTTCGTCAAGTTGATCAAGATGCTGTTATGGCAGCTGTGTATAAAGGTCAACTAACTGAAGACGAAGTTGATTCAATGTTCCCCGCAAAGGTTACCTACGCACTGATCGTATGAGTGAAGATTTAATTGCGGAAACTTTTGGAGACCTTTACTACCCAGGTAGTAAAAGAAAACGCAGAGAACCAAAAGTAGAAGAGCCGGTAGACACCTCGTGGGATAAACACCCACGACCTACTGTGCTTCCCAATGGCAAAGAAATAGATTTGTTCACAATTGGTGCGTTAGCAATAGCCTTAGGGCGACCTGTAATAACAATCAAATTGTGGATGAAAGAGGGTCACCTGCCAACCTCTCCGTATCGATTACCGACGAAAGTCGACAAGAACGGTAAGGATCGGCAAGGAAGACGCCTCTACAGCAGGTCGATGATTGAATCAGCAATCGAGGTATTTACTAAGTTTGGCGTTTTGCACGTGAAGCGTATAGACTGGGAGAAGTACCGAAAGGTTACTGAAGAAATCGCCAAGGCGTGGGAGAAATCTCGTGCCGAGGAAACTGCAAACTGATGAAACAACTGACAAAGGAGAAAAATGGGTATAAACCCAACAGCACCGGATGTTTCGACATACGGTCAAGCAATTGACGAAGCTTCATTAATTGAGGCTCGTCCAACTAACGCAACATCTACCGCCGTTCAAGGCGGATGGGAAGCAGCAGAGAAACTTGTTACAACAACTCTTAAAGAGTTTCCTGTTGAGTACAAGCACTCAAACACTTTCCAACTAATCAAGTTCATTGATCTCAGTGGACCATTTGCTAGCTATCGCCAGCATTTCCTAAAGGATAAAGAGGGTCGCAAGTCCTATGTATGGGACGGAGTCGGCGCTTACGATCCATTGGAAACCATCCTAAAAAGCAAGCCAGAAATTAAGCGTGCTTTTTCTATTGTCAATCTGTCCGCTAAGCCATTCCAACGACAGATGATTATTGCAAGTCCAAGACTTTACAAAACGTTGCATGCTGCAGAGTTTTCGCCACAGGGTCCTTTAACAAAGAACTACTGGGCGTTAAGTCGCACGGGAGAGAAGCAACAAACTGTCTACAACTTGATGGCAGTCAAGGCTCGTGATCTTCAAGAAGATTGGGGTCTGAGTGTTGAGGAAGTCGAAGCTGCAATCGCAGGGTTCCAGCCGTTCACTATCGCCGATATCCGTCAGGATAATTTCGCTGCGCTAGAAGAACTCGCAAAGAGCCTGCTCTAAACAAATAGATGTCTGAAGGCGCTAGACGATCCCCCTAGCGCTTTCAGACCTTAGGGGACACTAAATGAATATAATTACATCTCAAGAACAATTACAGGAGATGGTGGAGTATTACCTTGGACAAGATGCCCTGGCCTTTGATGTTGAGACGGTCGGAGATCGTAGAGGCGACACTCCTGTTAATGAAGTACTTTGGATCTCTTTTGCTACTCATGGTCGGTGCGACGTTATTCCTATGGGTCATCCAAATGGTGAATTACTTGATGTAATTTACCCTTTAACGGGTCAAGGAGAGAAGCGAGTACAAGCAGGATTACAGGCAAGACCAAGCGATTATTCTCGTGACGCAAAAAAATCTACCAAAGTTTTTTCTGATCCACCTAAACAACTTTTTCCATCAGAGGTGTTTGCAGCGTTAAAGCCTCTATTGTTTGATAATAGTAAATTAACTATAGGTCACAATTTAGTGTTTGATCTTACTTCTGTGGCTAAATATTACGGGGGAGAAATACCTCCCGGTCCTTACTTTGACACAATGATTGCTTCATTTCTTTACGACAATAGAAATAAAAATAAGTGCAGTCTTGCTGAGTGCTTAAAACGCGAATTAGGTTTTCATATGGAGAAGGGCGTAGGCGCTGAGGTTGAACGTTACTCTTTTACAGAAGTAGCAAAGTATGCGTATTTAGACGCCAAATACACATTTCTATTGTGGAAGGTTGTTGCACCTAAATTAAAAGAAAGTAATGTAGAAAACATAATGGCTTTGGAAATGGATGTTCTTGCCGTTCTGTGTGACATGAAGTTAACCGGAGCACCTATAGATAGATCAGCGTTAGAAGAACTTGATACCTCTCTAACGGAAGATATTGAGAAAGCCAAAGCAGAAATCTTTAAAGTTGCCGGCAGACAATTTAACATTAATTCAAACGCTGAAAAGCAAACTTTGCTTTACAGTCCAGTATCCCAAGGTGGTAGAGGACTTAAGCAAACTTTGTTAACAAGTACAGGTAACGCATCTGTTTCATCAGAGGCACTAGAGGAGTACCGAGACAAGGACCCTTTAGTTACTGCACTGCTAACTTATGCTGACTTAAACAAGTTGCATAGTACTTATGTTGTTCCCTACTTAGGGGGAAATGTCACAAGAACAACTGGAGGTAAGTCCAAAGTTGAATACAAACAAAGTTTGCTCATTAACAATAGAATCCACTGTAACTTCATACAGCATGGAGCTGAAACCGGACGGTTCTCGAGTCGAGACCCAAACCTCCAAAACGTTCCGGCTCCGCATACCGCTCACGGAAAAGCCATTAGAAACCTTTTCCAAGCACCAACTGGTTACAAATTCATTGTTGCGGATTACTCACAAATCGAGCCTAGGGTCATCGCATCACTATCCAAAGACCCAATCATGCTCGAAAATTACAAATCCGGAGGAGATATTTACACTGCTGTAGGAAACGAGATGGGCGTTGATCGTAAGGCAGGTAAAGTTTTAGTTCTTGCTATGTCTTATGGTGTTGGTCCAGAAAAAATTTCTAGGCAAATTGGTTGTACTAAACAAGAAGCCAGAGATTTATTAGATAGGTTTTCCGATCGTTTCCCTTCAATTAACAGGTACAGAACCAAGGTATTGGTTTCTACTAAAAAACTTGGTGACAAAGATAAACCAGTTCCATATGTAACAACTGTTCTAGGTCGTCGTAGATATCTTCCTGAAATGAACTCATCAGATAAGGGAGAGCGAGCTGGAGCAGAGCGTCAGGCGTTCAACACTAAAATCCAAGGAACGGCTGCAGACGTAATAAAAATGGCTATGGTTCGAGCACACAAGCTCCTACCCACAGGGTCTAAACTTATACTTACAGTTCACGATGAACTTGTGACTTTAGCCCCGGATAACCTGGTCGAACAGTCTGTAGAAGCAATCAGAACCGCTATGGAGGGCATAAATATGCTAGATGTTCCATTGGTAGCAGACATAACTGTAGTTGAGCGCTGGGGTGACGCTAAATAATGTGGCGCAAAAAGAAACGCAAAAAACAAGATACCTTTGTAACCGAAATCCCTATGACCACCTTAGCCAGGTGGTATTTCTATGACGCCGGGTTGGATGAACCTAACAAAATGGCTTCTGTGGTGGGGATGGTCCCAGACAGCATAGAGGGCAGTGAGATGGAAGAAGAAGCCAGCGATCTGAGGATTTCTAGGGTTTTGCCTCTTATCCCCTATATAGAGACCATGACAGAGATAAACGCTAGAAGCTTTGCAGAACTTCAATTTGATCATTATTTTGAGACCCATCAGTTAGACCCTAAACAATTGACTGATGAAAAAGACGTTGTAGAAGAACTTTATAGGCAAGTCAGTTACTCGGCTTTACTGTCGGCTTTTGCGGCTGCGCTAGAGTTAGGTATCATTAGCACCGATACCGTTAAAGGAGACATTCGCACATGAGTAGTTGGTGGGCTAATAAATTAGGGACTCCGCAACCCCAAGCAAGACCAGCAAACCTTCCACCAATGCCTCCTTCTCAACAGCCAATGACTATGGCTCCACCAGCAAGACCGGCTCAACCAAATCTTCCGCAAAGTGCTGTACAAATTTCAGCGTGTCCAGAATGTCGCAGTAAAAATTATGGAAGCTTTGAGGGAGCTCGCGCTCGATGTTATGACTGTGGTTATCCGTTAAAACAAAGTGGTAGCGGTCTTGGAAAAGGAATAAGTGTCCCAAATGCCGGTCCCACACAGGCCGCACTACAAATAGAAACAGGGGGTTGGAACCCCCAAGGGATTATTGGTAAACTGGGGTAATGAAATCTATGGCGCTAAATACGGACCTCTTAAAAGTAGTAGCAAAGTTAAACAAAAAGTTTGGTGATGACACTATTGTCATTGGATCAGACATACGCGACTTATCAGAAAGATTTACTAGCGGATCATTAGCGCTAGATGTTGCTTTAGGCGGAGGATGGCCCGCCAATCAATGGCATGAAATTATTGGAGAAGAGTCCAATGGTAAAACTGCTATTGCTTTCAAAACTATTGCGGCTAATCAAAAACGCGATCCTGAATTTACAACAGTTTGGGTAGCAGCTGAGCAATGGGTTCCATCGTACGCAGAACTATGTGGCGTTGATGTGTCAAGAATTTTTGTCATCGAATCTAACATCATGGAAGAAGTTTATGAAGCGGTTATTCAAATTGTTGAAAGCAAATCTATCGATTGCGTTGTTATCGACTCCCTTCCTGCTCTTGTACCTAGTGCAGAAAATGAAAAAGAAATGGAAGAGTTCACAGTAGGTCGTGGAGCAATCATGACTAATAAGTTCTTTCGTAAAGTAGGTAAGGCATCAAAGAGAAGCCTTGTTGAATCAGAAAGACCGTTTATTGGAATTATGATTAATCAATGGCGTGACAAAGTTGGAGTTATGTACGGAGATCCTCGCACTACTCCAGGAGGCAAAGGTAAGAACTACAGTTACTTTACTCGAGTAGAGATTAAACGTGATGAGTGGATTGAAGTAGGAACTGGTGACGCTAAGCGTCGAGTTGGTCAGACAATCAAGGCTAGAACTTTGAAAAACAAGTCTGCCCCGCCATCTCAGACCGCTTATATGGATTTTTACTTTGCAGAAGGAGGATCTGTCAGTCCTGGGTCCTATGATTTTGCTAAAGAAATTGTTGCTTTAGGTATTCTAAATGGCGTAATTAAACGAGCAGGGGCTTATTACCGCTATGCCGAAAGGCAGTGGCAAGGCTCAGATGCTATGGTTGCCTCCATTAAAGAAGAGATCGACCTAAAAGAAACACTGGAGAAGGACGTTCTTGAAACCGTCAGAGCGAGCTCGAAGTACGTTGTCGAGCCGGAAGACAATGCGGAGTAAAGGACAAAAGGAGTCAAGGAAGCACGAGGAACGACTTGCAAAGAAGATCGGTGGAAAGCGTAATGCTGGAAGCGGAGCATTCTGGAGTCGTAAAGGCGATGTTAGATCCAAAGATTTGCTCGTAGAGCATAAGTGGACTGGCAAAGCCTCCGTATCCATCAAGGCTGCGGTTCTTGAAAAGATTGTCACAGAAGCAATTCTGGACGGTCGAATGCCTGTCCTTGGCTTTCATCTTAACGGTGAAAACTATGTCATGCTGACCGAAGACGACTTTTTAGAGCTGCGCCAATACTTATTGGAGTGCTCTTGTACGAAGACGAAGGCGTAGAAAAGTGGCGATACCAAGCCAAGTGTCGCGGCATGTGCTCAAGTCCCGAGACTGATTACTGGTTTCCCCCCAGAGATAAAACTAAATATAAGCCTATTGCCGATAAAGCCAAGGCGGTTTGCTTTGGCAAGGATGGTAAGGCAGAATGTCCTGTGCGAATAGAGTGCTTACTGTATTCGGACCAAAACGATGAACAACACGGCATATGGGGCGGTCTTAGCCACAGAGAGCGTAATGCTCTTAAGCGTAAGGCGACCAAGAACGGGAAGACACTCGAAGAATGGGTAAAGAAAAAGTAAGACCATCAGGTGCGTTAAAAGCATTTTTGGCGACGGATAAAAGCAGTCGAGTAATTGGTCACGTAGACAGATACTTACTTAGCAGACCTCCTTCAAATAGATCTTCATTAGTTATACATCCGTCTGAGATGGCATCCGCTTCTTGGTGTCACAGAGCTCAATACTTTTGGTTAAAAGGTGAAAAGCCAAAGCACGAACCAGTTGGACTTCGCAGAGCATTGATATTTGCTCAAGGTCACAGTATTCACAAAACTTGGCAAAACTGGTTTCATGAGATGGGCAAATTAAAAGGAAAATGGTTTTGCACCGTATGTAAAAAAGAATATTTTGGTTTACCTTCTGACCACCCAGGTAAATGCAAGTACAACGTTGTTTACGAAGAAGTTCCTTTAAGTTTTGATCCGTTAAGGATTTCCGGTCACGCAGATGGATGGCTTGTCGAATTTGGTGACCCTCTTCTGTTAGAAGTTAAATCTATTGGAGAAGGCAGTATTCGTTGGTATGCACCAGAGATTGGCATGAACAATCCTGACTTTAAAAGCATGTGGGATGCTGTTAAGGCCCCGTTTCACGAGCATATCCAACAAGCTCAGATTTACATGAAGCTTATGGAATTAATGGGTCTACCTAATGCCCCTAAAGAAGCCTTGATTCTTTATGAAGCCAAAGGTTTGCACGAGGTAAAAGAGTTTGTAATTGCAAAAAGCGATTTTGGGGTGGCTGAGCTATTTGATCACGCTGCTCAAATCATTTCAGCAGTTGACGGGGGAGTACCCCCTACATGTAATATTAACGGCGTAGCCGGCTGTAACAAATGTAGCAATTACACGGAGGAGTAAACATGGGAGAACTAGCAATCAATGTTGGATCTAGCGAATCTATTATTGATGTATTAAAGAACCAAGGTCTCAACTTCTCCACACGTATGGAAATTGCAATACCTTCCGTGCCTACAGATATAACTGAGTTAGACGACGAAGGTCTGATGAATCTATTTGCTGAACTAACTGCCTATGCCAATTTCCTATCTGCCCAATATTCTTGTGCTTTAATTGATGAAAAAAATGCAGAACAATCGCTTGATTTTCTTGAAAGTAAAAGATTTATTGCAGCTCATGAAAATAATAAAAAAGAAACCATAACGCTAACAAAGGCTCGACTATCCGCAGACCCAGAGATAATCGAAATGAGAGAGGCGGTGTCAGCTAAATACGCCTACAAAAAACTAATTGAAGTTATGGTTAACAACATAGATAGAAACACTCAATTAGTAAGTCGTGAGTTAACTAGACGCACATCTTCTTTTAATAAGAGTACAAGGATGTTCCCTTGAGACTAAAGTCTTTTGGACCCGGATACACACACGGTTCTGATCTTTATATAGGCATTGATCAGTCCTATAGCGGATTTGCTATGACTGCTTTTGCTGAAGACGGCTCTTACAAAACCACAGTTGCTAGGTTTGAAACTCGTGGCCCTGAGCGCTTAAACGAAATTGAAAACCACATAATTGAAACCCTAAACGAGTCTATGGCAAATGCCGTAGTAAAAGATGTAGCCATAGAAGGTTATGCATTTGGATCTCAAATGGCTAACATGTTAGGTGAACTTGGCGGAGTAGTTAAACTTACTTTGTATAAACTCAAAGGACTAGAGGCTGGAAAATACCCATTAATAGTCCCACCCACCAGCCTTAAGAAATACGTAACCGGTAAAGGACAAGGCACTTCAAAGAGCCAAATCCTCCTTAACGTATACAAGAAATGGGGCGCAGAGTTTACAGATGATAATGCTGCTGATTCATATGGTTTAGCACATATTGTTTCTGGAAAGGCTAAACTAAGCTACGAAAAAGAAGTTTACGATAAGCTGAACTCAGCAGAATATAGAGAGCGATAATGCCAACTTACGAATATGTATGCGATAACTGCGGTGATCGCACTACCTTTATGCGAGGGTTTGACGAACCTGAGCAAGAATATTCATGCGAGTTGTGTAAAAGTACTTTAACTAGGATTTGGACAGCGCCCGGATTACATTTTAAAGGTGGCGGTTGGGGAGGACAAGGATGAGCAAGACTCAGGATAAAAGAGCACAGCGCAAAGCAGAACAACAAGAGTTCATCAGAGCTAGGCGTATTCAACAGCTTTACTTATTTGAACAGGCACTAGAAGCGGGCGTTCGGATTTACGAGACTAATAAAGAGAAACTGTCCGAGTCAGAGATTGAGGCAATCGAAAAGCAACTAGAGGAAAATAGAGCCCTAGTAGAGAAGTTAAAAAGTGAAATCGATTCGCCAACTAAAGCCTGATTACTCAGGATCTTTGGACTATCAAGACCAGGTCCTTCATGAATGCCCTGTATGCGAGTCAAATATATGGAATATCAAGGCTTGTTTTGAAGACTATGAGATATCCACGTATTTCCTAGACATGGAGTGTGCTTCTTGTGGCACTTTTGCCAAGGCTCCAACCCCTTTAGACAAACCCTAGGTTTAGCGTTACACCCTAATAAAGACCCCTCATAATTTACGTTAGGGAGACCCACTAAACGTACTCAGAGGTTCACAACATGTCTACAGAAGAACAGATCTTACGTGTAAGCGCAGGATCAAACCCACAATCCGTTGCCTCAGCAATTGCACACAGCGTGTATGAAACACGTGGATGCAAGATCAGAGCTGTAGGAGCCGGAGCAGTCAATCAAGCTGTAAAAGCCATTGCTATTGCTCGCGGTTACACCGCTCCACGAGGCATCGATCTAGTATGCGTTCCAGGTTTTGCCAGCATCGAAAGCCATGATGGTCAGATTTCGGCCATCGTATTCGAAGTAAAAACCACGTAGTACTGGTACATTTTAATTTCAACCCTTTGGCCAAAAGAGGTAACTATGGAAGAATCAAGCAAGAGCAAGTTTGAAACTATGGGCACCAGCGCAGCTCGCGGATTCCGCAACGCTTCCGCTGAAGGCACCGGAAAAGCAAAACTTGTAAAGAAGAAGGGCGCACAAGCTGCGGACCCTTACAAGCAGGCAAAGCCTGCACGAACAAATAAAAAGGCAACTGGTAAAGCTACTTATGGCGGAATCAAAGTTTCAATGCCTTCATATGCAGCACCGGAAGCCGGAATGACCCAAGCAAATGGTCGCTTGTTCTCGGCTGCTGTTCGTCGCACTGCCCCAAACTTTAAAGAGGGCATCAGCAGTCAATCCTAGTAATACCTAGGCGGTTAGCCCCCCACCGTAAGGGGGGCATTCTATTTTGCACCCAATTACACGGCTGTGATTTAATACGTGCAATGGAGATAACACCTACGCCAACTCCCATTGCTATTAACAGCAAGGGTTTTTGTTCTATGGGTCAATGGTTGGCAAACAAAGACGATCAATTACAACAAGAAATTATTGATCTATTATCAGAATCCGCGTCAACAGCAAGTTTGCATAGGTTTTTAATAGCAAAGTTTGATGATCTTGACGTAGGATTAACCACTTTTAAATCTCACAGAAATAAATGGTGCTCATGTCAATAAAAGATGAGTTTTCTAAGTTTATAAACGCTGGTCAAGAAGGGTCAGACTCGGTAACAAAGGACATCCCAGAAGCTTGGCGTCCTAGATCAGAAATTGGCACAGATGGCGGTTTTGTAATCTCAACCCCAAGACCAGACGGAACAACCCCAGGTGCTGAAGAAATATTAAGAGAAGCAAATTTAAACCCGGAAGAGTGGGCAGTAATATCGCATAGAAGGTCTAGATGGCAAAGGTACGATGGAGAATGGTTAGAATCATTTAGAGTTAATGTAGTTCCAGTAACATCCAGTAGTTCAAACGATTATGACAAAGAAGCTTTAATTGAAAAACTTTCAACGTGGGTTCCACAAAATGTACAAAGTTTTAAAGGTGATTTGACCGCAATCTACAGTATTAGCGATACACAATATGGAAAAGACGACACTCCAGCAATCATAGATAGAGTTCTTGGATCAATAAACTCAACAGTTGAGCACCATAAGAGAATTGCAGCTCAATATGGAATCAATCAAGTTGTTCTTTCCCAACTTGGAGACTGCGTTGAAGGTATGACAAGCCAAAAGGGTAAAGTCATGGGGCGTCACGACATAGGTGTTTCAGAACAAGTACGAGTTGGTCGCAGAGTCCTTTTGTCACAGATTAAGGCTTTTGCCCAGTTAGCGGATAAAATTATTGTCCCTGTTGTTCCTGGAAACCACGATGAAGTGCAGCGCTTTTTAGTCGGTAGACCGGAAGATTCATGGCAAATTGAAGTAGTCGCTGCTGTAGCAGACGCTTGTGCAGAAAACGAATACTTAAAAGATAAAGTTGAATTTAGATTTCCAGCTAAAGATGACAGCACATTGGCAATAAAGGTGAGCGGTGTTCTTTACGGAATGGCTCATGGTCATCAAGCAAAAGACATGATTAAGTGGTGGCAAGGTCAAGCCCTTGGTCGTTGTTCAGTTGCTCAGGCAGATATTTTAAATGTTGGTCATTTCCATCACTATTACACAAGAAGCGTTGGTCCTAGATTGTTTGTTCAAAACCCAACCATGGACAATGGATCCGCTTGGTTCAGGGATAAGAGCGGTTTAGAGAGCGCCCCCGGCATAGTTTCCATGGTGGTGGGCGATGGTTTTGATCCACGCAGAGAGTTAACTGTGATTGCTTAGGCTCCCTAACTTACAATTAGAGAATGCCTAGTCCACATCAAAACGTCCAATCACTTGGCGCAGGTGGCATGTATGCCACTAATACAACCTATGGTGGTGGTGGCGTACCCGTCGCTCGTTCTGAAATGGACTTTTTGCGAATGGGTGTTGGTCGTGAACCTCAGGCCGAATATCCGAATGGTTATTTAGGAACAATTCGTAGCCGTCGAGATGATCGCGGTAGATCTTCCAGCACTTCCGATAAGGTTTTAGATGGCGTAAAGAATCGCGTTGGTCAGCGTTCTTATCAACGTGGTGTTCACCGTGGTGAGCGTATTGATCCATCAGACTATTATTACCCATCCGGGCTTGAAGCGGATCGTGGAATTAAACGTCAAATGAAAAGCGTAATGGTCAATGGAGTAAGAATGGCGCCCCGCAATGCGGATGTAGCCAAGTTAGCCCCAGCTCCACACTTACCAAACGACGGAAAAGCCGGTCCTTCGGTACGTAGTGATTCCCCATACACAATGAATCAAAAACGCATTAGTCAATTGTCTAACATGCGTCCAGGTTGGAAATAACATGGCAGGAAAATATCAAGACGGAGTTTACGCACGTAAACCTTGGGTAGCCCCAACAGAGGCGGCGTACCCTCCACAGGCATACATTGGTCCTTTTGCATCCAACATGGAACGCTTGGTAAGTCAGTCTTTAGCGGCTTACACCATGACTTCTGAAGAATTACAACAACATGTTCGACCAAACCTGCCACAAATCGAACTTTTCCCAGATAGATACGGGTATGTACAAGAAGAACTTGGTATTGAAGATATCATTGAACTTAGTGGTCGCCCGAGACAACGAAACGATTTCTCGGGAGAACCTACAACTCAAGAGTCTACAAGTCGCAACACTTTAGGAAAGGGCGTTTAAGATGGGTCGTAATAACAAAGACTTTAAGTCCTGCCCAGAATGTTATGGTCGTGGATATCTTGGTTGGGTATCACAAGATAAAAGTGATTATTCAATGGAGACTTGCCCAACTTGCCAAGGTAAAAACGCTAAGCCTTTAGAAGATCAAATCGAAGACTCATTTGAGGGGAAATAATGAATCCAAATCAAGACCAGTTCCCTAAAAGTTTAATGGGTTTTAAAAACCGAGGAATTGAACTTCCTGAAACTGTAGATTCGTTTTCATCCTCAGCGTTAGCTGGGCATAAGAAAACAAAATTTTCACAAAACGTAACGGTTATTGAGCCTAGAAATGGTGCTTTTACCGCTTTAACCCCAGAACATTACAACCAGGTAAGCACTGATCTAGTTAACATGCGTAAGTCAGGAGCAGCGGCTGCTTATGGAGCTTCAGTTGCAGACGCTCGTAGAAACAGTTCTTTTAGAGATGAACTGTCCAAAAAAGACAAAAAAACCATAAAGATAAAGAGCTGATAATGAAAGATCCAGGACTTTTAACCGATAGCACCGGCGAGGGAATGGCCGGAACTGTTGATACATCCCTAGAAACGCAACAAGATTTGAAGAAAACCTATTACAATGGGTCAAAGCCGTGTATCGAGTGCGGTATCGCTATGAACCCTGTAGAGGTTTTGCATTCGAGCGGAATGTGCCCAAACTGCACACGCCGTAACCACGCAAAACTAGTGAAAGGACGGATGGCATGACCGTTCGTAAAGCACGTTCAGAAAACGCATCCCTTCTTGAGGGAGCAACAGACGGAAAGTACCGCAAGCGCCGTCCAAACACAGAAGTCTCCGCAGGTATGGGAGATCAAATTGTTGTTAAGAACCGCTCCGGTTTACACCCATACATGAATTATGGATTTGTTAATTCAGAAGAATCAGCAAAGGTAAACCCAGCAGGTAATTAATGAAACCCGCAAAAGGTCAATTTAAAGATGCTCCATGGCCAACACCTATTGGCATGGGAGCACTTGCATCACCAGATGACTTTATTGCGGCTAAAGAAAGACAATTAGCGCATCAGCGCGAAGAAGAAGTTTTTGATAAAGGCGGAATGGCCGCTGTTAATAAACTGAGAGGTAAATAGTCATGGCAGATGAGAAAGACTCAGCAGACGTAGCAGCGGATAAATACGAAGCCGGTCGCAAGCAACGCCGAGAAGTAGGCGCAGCCATTTCACGTGAGCATGAGCTACCTGGCGGAAAAAACAACCCAATCCACAGCCGTGTTCCTGGCGCAGATAGCGATAACCCATTGCATCAGCAAATGGCAAAGCATTCAGCAGATTTTATTGCAGCCGCTACTCGAGGAGATCGAGGAAAGGCTGAGGCTGCAAGAACTGCATTTCATGAGGTTCGTGCTCGTTCTCGCGGAGTCCCAAAAGGCATGGAAGCGCCATGTCCAAGCGGTGGATGCCGTCGTGCTAACACAGAGAACGTAACTTGTGAGACAACTGGTGGTTGCAAGCCTATTGGCGGTAACCCAGTGAACGTTCGACGCCCCCGGGATTAGGTGGTAGTCTTGGCGCATGTCAACAACCGCCAAGCATTTAGACGAAGTACCAAAGGTCCTTGTATTAGCCTGTTTTAGTTGCAATACCATGGAAGAAATTTGGTATGACGATAGATATCCAATCACTAAACCAGACGGATCTTTAGGTCACGATCAAAAAAACAATCCATTTTTGCCTTCAATAGTTGAACGTCACCCAGAAAGTAAATGCCCTAAAGGGTTGTTGTTTGATGTTCCAACAGCTATTTGGCAACATAAAGACTCAAGACAACAAATTGTTGATCAATTACGTAAGGGATCACCAGGTCTTGACGTATTTAAAACTAACTTTTACGACACTAAAGCCAATTTTTCAGCCGACGCATTAGAGTGTTATAGACAACATAACAGACCAAAAGGTCAATGCCCTGACTACAAGTCAGATAAAAAGATGTTAACTCCTGACACAGCCAAAGAAAGAGTTGAGGCTGGATTAGATCCAAGCAAACTTCCTAAAGCTTATTTGTGTGATTTTTGCCCAGTTAAGTCATACAACATGAAGAAGCACAATGAAGAAAAAGGTTTGTATAACTAATGGAAGAAATTGCAAAAATAGAAAGAGCAGACACAGAGACTGCTTTTATCTTGGCAAAGCAATGGGACGGCAGTTGGTTGGTGATTACAGATATGTCCCAGGCTTTCACAATTGAACGAGAGTCCCAACGGCACGATGTAAAGACAGGTTGCCGTGAAATGTATGAGTTTTTAGCAGATGAGGATTTGGCTACCCACATAGTCAACAAACTTTCGTCCGCTAACAGGTCGGATAGCCAGCGAACTAGTGAGGCTATACGGCATGCTTTGACGGAGCGAGAGATTCTGTAACGACAGAGGGGACCCAAATTGACCACATTAGTGGCAGTTCAAGGTAACGGCTGGACCGCAATAGGTTGCGATAGTCGTGCAACTGAAGACAACGGCATGGTCATGCAACTAGCAACACCAAAGGTTGTAGAGAACAACGGATATTTAATTGCCGTAGCCGGAGCATCAAGAGGCGGTAACTTGGTCCAATTTGGTTGGAAACCACCAAAGCCAAAGTCAACTTTAACTTTACAGGCCCTAGACACTTTTATGACCAAAAGGTTTATACCAGAACTAAGAAAGTTATTTATTGATTCTGGTTTTGATATGAAGGACGACGGGGACACAGCTAGCTTTGACTCTAATTTAATCGTTTCCATTCAAGGGGTTTTATATCCAATATTTGAGGATTACTCATGGGACAGAGAAGAAAGAAACATATACATAGCCGGTAGTGGTTCGTCCTATGCCCTTGGAGCTATGTGTGCTCAAGGTTATGAGAAATGTAGGACCCCCGAACAAGCAGAGAAGATGATCCGCAAGTCAATTGAGATTGCAAAACAATGGGATGCCTTTACTGCCGGAGATATACACACCTATACCCAGCGTAAATAGCATAAAATAAAGTCATGGACTTTTACGAAGCGCTGGCCGCAAAAGCAACACCAGTAAATATAGAGCCATCACAGACTTCGTATTTTAGCGCCCCGCAAGTAGGTTTAGATCCAAGATTATTTAGAAACAATAAGTTAATACCATCAGTTAGAAATGCGGTCTTGACCGTATTGTTTAACCACTTATCCTCCAAATACCAAAGCCCATACGATTGGACTTACGCATGGTTGGCGGGTTCCGGCGTATCGCACCAGTGGGCAGCTAAAAGATGGCCAGGAGATCTAGATTGCTTAGTTGGAGTTGACTACAACGGGTTCCGTCGCGCCAACACAAAATATTCGGGATTAAGCGACAAAGAGATTTCGCAGATGTTTAATGAGCACTTTCGTGAAGAATTGTGGCCGCAAACAACAGAGTTTTTAAATACTTTTGAACTTACATTCTATGTAAACGTACAGACAGATATAAAAAAGATCAAACCATATGCGGCTTATTCGTTAATTAATGATGATTGGGTAGTAGAGCCAACAGTTGTTCAAGCACCAAACAGCGGAGATTGGGTATCTAAATCAGAGTCAGACAAAACCAGAGTTGCAGAGTTAATTGCAAGATATGCAGCAGCACTGCAACAAATACAAACGGCTACAAACCCAGCATCAAGATTAAACGCAGAGCGAGCACTTAAACTGGCTGTTGATCAAGGAGCTGCTTTGTACGATGAGATTCATGAAGGTCGCAAATATGCGTTTAGTGAGTCTGGGGAAGGCTATTTAGATTTTGCTAACTTCAGGTGGCAGGCTGGTAAAGAGTCTGGAATTGTTCAGGCGCTTGCCAAAATGAAAGAAATATCAGATATGTCCGCTAAAGAGTTTTCAGCAGCCACGTATGGTATAGAGTTACCTTCAGTTTCAACCCTTATTAGGAGAGCAGCTACCTACAAGCAGTAGCAGAGAGTCGACGGAGCATAAACTGTGGCGGTTTTGATGTATATAGATGGCGTGCTTTCCAACAAAGGAGTAGCCATAAAAGACGGGTTAGCCTTGTATCGAACCCTAAAAGAAAAGATGGCTGTAATCCTTTTATGTGAGGATAAAGAAAAAGCAGACCGCTGGTTAAGAGAAAACAAGATTCTGCAAGTAGACAACATAGTTGATCAAAAACTTCCCGGAGCCTTAGATGATGTGCTTTTTAGACAAGCAGAGTGGTGTAGATCCCAGGGTCCAGTAGATTATGTAGTTACTTCAGATGTAGACCTGAGTAAAAAACTATTAGAGTTCGGTTTTAGGGTATTGCTGTTTTTAGACCCTGTATACCTAGACCATAAGTTCCGACCAGATACCAGAACCGGTATGAAAAGCTGGTCAGATATAAAGGCAGAGTTAGATAAACAACAGGATCTGTATTTGGAGGATCCTCGTAAATGAGACTTTTTTACCTAGGGGCTGAGGTCCCTAGTAATCGGCTACTGCTTGGATCAGCCGGAGCTACGGCAGTTGGGTTTAGCTATTGGAGAGCCAGCAAACGCGGATTGCCTAAAACTAAAACATACCTGTTAGCTAACTATTTTCCTGAGGATATGGCAATTCTGGTTCACCCCGGCATACCAAAGACTCAAGAGTTAGAACGAGTAGCCCTTGAAGAGTTTGCGGCAGACTATGAAGAGTTCATAATGAACAACATAGACCGAATTACCTACTTCACAGAGATAGCGCACCATCAAGTTGGACCTGACTTTATACGAGATCAACGAGATACCGTCTGGGGCGAGGTTCCACCAGCCAAGTTCTTGCCGGTCTGGAGGACCGAAAGCGGGCAGTCTGGGCTTGAGGAACTGGCAGAACGGTATTTGGATATATCCATACCAGGCGAAGCCATAGACGAGTCTGTATGGCTTTCTAGGACCGCCAGAGGGCTTAAGAACAAGCACGAGACCAGACTCCATGCAATGGGGACCATTCGACCAGATAACCTGCGTCAGGTGCCCGTAGAGACCGCCAGCACCATGTCTTGGCTGTCACCTATGACTAGAGGTGAGACCATTGTTTGGGACGGTACAAGATTGGTCCGGTATCCAAAAAGCATGAAAGAACAGGCCAGGCCTCGTCATAAAGCAATTTATGAAAAGGCGAATTTAAGCTTCGAAAAGATCGTAGCGGATGATTCTGAAGAACTATGCAAGTTAGCGGTTTGGTCGTTTGACCAACTAGAAACGAGGTTGAGTATGACCAAAGATCCGAACATATACGATAGTTTCGAGGATCCAGCTGGTGAAGACTTTGCGGAAAACCTACCCGCAATATCGGATAGGTCAGGGGTTGAGATGCGGAAACTTGAACCGCGAAATCCAGAGGAAATGACCAATCTTCCAGTGTTTGGTTTTGGTGTTAAGACCATTATTGAGAAGGATGATTCAGGTAACGATGTACTTAAAGATGTACCAGTTATGCAAACCAGAGATAGTAGTTTGCGACAGTGCGATACATGCTTTGTAGCATCAAATTGTCCAGCATTTAAACCTCAAAATACCTGCGCCTTTAAGCTTCCAGTAGAGGTTAAGACTAAAGAACAACTTAAGAGTTTGATCAATGCAATCATTGAAATGCAGGGTCAAAGGGTAGCTTTTATGCGATTTGCAGAGGAAATGAACGGCGGATACGCTGACCCCAATGTATCGCAAGAGATCGATAGGTTATTCAAACTTATCAAAACAACTAAGGAATTGGATGACTCAAGAGAGTTCATTCGGATGACTGTAGAGCGCCAAGGATCTGCCGGAGTTCTATCCCAAATTTTTGGGGAGAAGGCTCAAGTTCTTAAAGAGTTACCTAATGAAGGACTCAATGAGGACCAGACAACTCAGATAATTAAGGGCGCAATCGAAGAGTAAACATATCGTATATGTTCTATTTCTAGAGCATGAAACGATACAAGCATAAAACGGTTTCGAAGACTTGCTGAACTAAGGCAGGTCGATAAGTAGAATAACAAGTTCACCATTAGGGGAAAGGATTTATATATGTCATTAAGTTTTCGACTAGCGGACGAGTTCGTGTCCACCTACAAGGAGAAGCAGGTCCCTTGGGGCTATAAAGATGCAGCCGGAAACTCAGTAGGAGAGATCACATTCCTACGAACTTACTCAAGACTCAAAGAGGACGGGACAAAGGAAACTTGGGTAGACGTTTGTGAGCGAGTAATCAATGGCATGTATTCATTACAAAAAGACCACTGCAAATCCAACCGACTCCCATGGAATGATGCACGAGCTCAGGCATCAGCCAAAGAAGCCTTTGATCGCCTGTTTCATTTGAAGTGGACTCCACCCGGACGTGGGTTGTGGGTTATGGGAACCCCACTGGTAAACGAGCAAAAAAACTCTGCAGCTTTGCAGAACTGTGCATTCGTTTCAACCACATCAATGACTAAAATAGACCCCGCAAGACCATTCGCATTTCTAATGGAAGCATCGATGCTTGGCGTTGGAGTTGGTTTTGACGATAAAGGCGCAGACAAAGAATTCCAAATCTACGAACCACAGGAAGGAGACACTCATGTCGTCCCAGACACCAGAGAAGGATGGGTTGATTCCGTCACACTCCTCATCAATTCCTACCTCCGACCAGATCAGAAGGCTCCACTATTTGATTACAAAGAGGTCCGCCCAGCAGGTACGCCAATCAAAACTTTTGGGGGAACAGCGGCCGGGCACGAGCCGTTAGAAAAACTTCACAACCATATTCGTAAACTGTTTACGGGTAGGGCTGGAGAGAAGTTAACTCGCACTGATATAGCCGATCTTGGAAACCTAATCGGGGTTTGTGTTGTAAGCGGCAACGTACGTCGTTCTGCTGAGCTTTTAATTGGTAGAGCGGATGACGAGAACTTCCTTAACCTAAAGAACGCTGAAGTATTTCCGGAGCGCAACTCCTATGATCCTAAGAATCCAGGCTGGGCATGGATGAGCAATAACTCCATTGACGCAACCGTTGGTATGGACTTAAACAAGATCGTAGATGGTATTGCGTTAAACGGTGAGCCAGGTGTTGTATGGATGGACATGAGCCGTAAGTATGGGCGTATCAAAGATGGTGTTAATAACAAAGACTGGCGTGTAGCTGGGTATAACCCATGTGCTGAACAGAGCCTTGAGTCATATGAAATGTGCACACTTGTAGAAACTTATTTAAATCGTCATGACAGCCTTGAAGATTTCAAGCGCACACTTAAGTTTGCGTATTTATATGCCAAGACTGTAACCCTGTTGCCTACCCACTGGGAAGAAACCAATGCAATCATGCAACGCAATCGCCGTATTGGAACATCTATTTCAGGCGTAGCTAACTTTGCAGATACCAAAGGCATGCCGGCATTACGTGAATGGATGGATGCAGGATATGAAGTCGTAAAGCAATACGACGTTACATATTCAGAGTGGCTATGTACCCGTGAGTCAATCAAGATGACAACAGTTAAGCCATCAGGAACAGTTTCAATACTTGCAGGTGAATCACCAGGAGTTCACTGGACACCAGGAGGTGAATACTTCCTCCGCGCTATTAGATTTAGCAATGAAGATCCGATGTTGCCGTTATTTAAGATGGCTAACTATCGGGTAGAGAAGGCATCAGAATCACCAAAGACAACCTCTGTGGTGTTCTTCCCTATTAAATCTAATGCTAAACGCTCGGAGAAAGACGTATCAATTTATGAAAAGATGCACCTTGCTTCGACCGCTCAATACTATTGGTCCGACAATTCTGTTTCAGTGACAGTATCCTTTAACAAAGATACGGAGAAGTCAGCTGTAGGTACAGCGCTTCACATGTTCGACGGACAGCTCAAAACCGTTTCCTTCTTACCGATGGGGAACGAGACCTATCCGCAGATGCCGTACACCCAGATTACTGAAAAAGAATATGAAGATGCAACGATGAAATTATTCCCCATAGATTTCAGCGGAGTATACGCAGGACTTGCAGCCGATGCGATTGGTGAGGCATACTGCACAACTGATGCATGTGAGATCAAATTAATTAAGGAGAATCAATGAGCACTACGGTATATACAAAACCAGATTGCCCACAATGCGATGCAACTAAAAAGTATTTAAACAAATACGGTATTGAATTTAATACTGTTGACATAACTGAAAACAAAGATGCTTATGATCTAGTAGTTTCTATGGGGTATAAATACACTCCGGTTGTGGTCAGCAATAACAATCATTGGTCTGGATTTAGACCAGATAAAATTGCTTCATTAAGAACAGTGAAACCGGAGAGTAATGCGCTTTAGTGGCACCCCTTCATGTTTAGGACTTGACACTGAATTGTTCTTTCCTGATGAAGGAATGCATTATCAACAGTTGGGTCATGTGAAGAGAATATGTAAAAACTGCCCAGTTCAAGATGAATGTTTTAAATACGCAATAGAGAATAAAGTTCAAGGAATATGGGCGGGCACTACGACAGATCAAAGAGATGAGTACAGAAGAAAGCACAGAATTATAGGTAAAGAAGTACTGCCAGAAATATTGTCGTACTAAAGAAAAGCCCCCAGCATGTCGGTCACAGCCGATGCTTAATGCTGGGGGTTATTCTATTTAGGCGTCGACTTTAAAAGTAAACTCGCCATGAAATGTTGCAGGCTTGCCCTTTGAATCGGTAGTTGTACCAGCAATCATCTTTACGCTTTTCTTGGTGGTCCATTTCTGAGCCATAGCTTTAGCGTGACGCTTAGCTGCTGAAGGGTTTTTCCAAGCAGAATAGTCTGACTGACCAATTACATCTGTAAAAGATGCTTCGTACTGATCACGTTCATCATAACAACGAACGTGGCACAGCCAACCGCCACCTTTTTCAAAGTTGTTTGTAAGCGAAACTTTAAAGACTTTAATCTTTTTCTTCGCCATTTGTTTCCTCCATATCTTGTAGGACTACAGGCACATGATACACACCAAGGTCTTCCTTAGCAAAGCGCTGAACTAATTCAGCATGACCTTTGTATGCACGTTCAATAGTTTGATAACGCTTTGACTCTACGATTTCCCCGTCAGCATTCCATACGTATGAAACAAACGGTGATGGCTTAGAGTTTGGTTTCCAGTTCTTAGAACTGAATTGATTCTTTTGCAACCAATCGTATTCCGGCATATCAACTCCGGTCCACTTGGTTAATACTCGATAATCTTTTACAAACACATCCTTCTTGAATGCATATGGACTACCGAATTCTTCGCTCCATTCCTTTAAAGTGCAAGGCTGTGAGTTACGATCGTAAAAAGCATAGTCCCATTTAGAACTCATGATCCTCCTCAAAGAAACACTTTAGTGTGCGTGGATCACGGGGCGTAATCTTGTCGCACTCGTAGCATTGCTCCCAAGGTATTAACTTGTAGTTTTGATCTAAATACTCATCCACAGCTTTTAAGCCGTGCTTTCCATACATGTCTTTTACTTGAGACTTAAGCATTTGCATTAAATCTTGTTTCAACGTCAACCAACCTATCTATTATCCATTGAACAACCGGTACTGCTACCGCATTGCCCATTTGTTTATATCGTTGTGAATCAGACTGTGATGCAGTCCAGTTATCGGGAAACCCTTGTAGGCGCTCACATTCTAACGGAGTTAAACGTCGCACCATTGCAGGAGTTGCAACCGCATTACCACCAACGGTATCTATTGTGTACATAGGATCAGTAGAATCACCAAATCCTTTGCCTTGTGGTCCAGCAGTATCACTGCGACCGATGATTGTTCCCTGGATAGGGAATGCCATCATAGGAGTGTTATTACCACCCGTTCCCATCTTTGCCGGCAACGTATTAATCACATCTCCCTGTACTCGTACTTCACCAAAGGTACCAGTGTAGAAGATAAGCACCGTTGATCGTGTATCGCCATTGTTATCGAATGCGTTCAATGTAGGAGTAACCTCCGCATCAACCCAAGTTTCATAATCTTCCACGTCCTTTGCACGCCTACTCTTTATGAACCACATTAGTCATGTTCTCCAAAGCTGAGTGAAGCAAGGGAGGAAGTTGTTTTCCCTTTTTGGTTGATCGCCTCAGAATACCCTCGCATGCCTTCGATGAGAGCAAGTACTTCTGCAGGTGCTCGCCCGTTGTCTCCAAGACATCCGACAATGAAGATACGACGTCTTCTTTGGGCGACTCCAAAGTATTGAGCGTCAAGAATCCTGTATGCGACCCCATACCCGCGCTCAACCAACGCTTGGATGACGGTTCCCATATCTCGTCCTTCGTTAGATGACAAAAGACCGGGGACGTTTTCGAGGACGAACCATTTCGTTTTCGTTTCGTCGAGGATGCGACAGATTTCCCAGAAGAGTCCGCTTCTACCTCCAGCAAGACCTGCTCGCTTACCAGCAACGCTGAGGTCTTGACACGGGAAGCCTCCGACAATAATTCCGTCAGAACCTTCGAATCCGAGTTCTCTAAGTTGATCGCCTGTGACATTTTTTACATCCTCCAATAATGTTGTGTTAGGAAATTGTTGTTGCAGTACACCACGTGCATGCTTATCAATCTCTACAGATGCAACAACAGGTACACCCGCACGTTCTAATGCAAGATCGAAACCTCCGACCCCGGCGAATAACGACACCGCTTTCATTCTTGTTCCTTGTCCTCAAGCATGTTCAATGCAGTCTCTGCATCCTTGAGAAACTTAACAATCTCAGTGATATCACTTTCAGATAGTGGGCGTGGTTGCGTGAGCAACGCCACACGAGCTGCAATGATATTTGCACCAACAAAACCCTTAACAGTTAATGTTGCTTTGTTTCCATCGGGATCAGTAAAGGTGCCGTTCAACAGCGCCTTTACAATAATTGCATCGCCTACAGATATATCATCAGTGCTCATTCATGCTCCTTCATATGGCGGGCGAGGGTTTGGTGGGCAAAGATGCCCGACCTCACCTCCAATTCTTTACCGCAGGTAGGACAGACTACTTGTCTGCCCGTCATTTCAACAACTCCGCGTCTTCATCCATATCGACTAACTTGCGAAGTTCTTGAATCTTGTCCTCAGCCTCAGACCTAAATGCTCTGTGCCATCCCATATCGTTGGATGCCAAAGTGCCATCTACCCATAGACCGATCGCCTTGTCTACGTGCTCACGCTTTCCGCCTAAATCAGTGATGATCTTGAGGATTGCGTGGAACGCTTCGTTTTCCTTAGCCTTGGCTTCGTTGTACTTACCTTGGTGATAATCGAGTTCCCATTTGAGACTCATTTGATACCTTTCGTTGAGTTCTTGCCCTTACTTTCTAATCATTACGTATATGCCGTCTTAGGGGTAGTAGGTTTGCTGTGACTTGACTCACAGAAAAATCGGCCCCAAATAGATTGGCTTATACATGCAGAGAGAGAGGATATAGAGAGGGACTGACATCTCTTTGCCCTGCCAGCCATTGGGTAGCAATTAGCTTGCAGTGATATCGGATAGTTTCAGCCGATCGAGGCTGTAAAGCTGGCTGCACAGCCGGGGAGGCCATGACCGGTCAATGCAGTAGCCTAATCGACTAGTCGATTTGTCGACATTTAATGTCGGCTATCTCTCTTATCTCTCTTTTTGGCTTCTCTCTTCTCTCTCTGCTCTCTCTGCCAATAGCTATCTCTCTTATTCATGCTCTCTTCTTCGAAGATCGCTTGTTTCACGTGAAACTAACTGGAATAGGCGGCCTGGCCGAGCCTCTCTCTCACTGTGTGAGCAATATCACAGCAAAGCTACTTGACTTTTCGGCCGCACCCTATCCCGAAGGGATGAGGGGTGGGAGGGTCAACACAAACATTTGGCTTTTGGGAGTAGGCATTTCCCTTTTAAAAAGAAGAAAGCCGCGCTGACCTGAAACAACGCGGCTTCTCCGTGCTCGACCCTAGGTGGAAGGGTAGTACCTAGGGGAGCAACTCTATTATTCTTGCAGTGATTCTACGAATGGGTGCAAGTGATGCTGATCTACTATCGCCCGTGCCGGCGCTGTAGTGCGGCCCTTATACGTAATTGGATCCGGTAGCTCTATCTCCCGGTCGTAGTCTTCATCCAGGTACGCATCGATTGCAGCTTTGCATGGATCGACCATCGTTAACGGTACCGGCGGATAATGATTGCCGGTTAAGTGATGGGCCAGGCCTTGATCCAGGTGAATTTGGCCGGCTAAGTCTAACGCTGTTGTGTATCCCATATTGATCCCTATCTCTTAGTAATGCTGAACGTTATATTGTTAGTGCCCTTGACGCAAATCTTGCATGCAATGCAGGCGCCTTCCAGGGGAATTTGCTTGCGTTGCTCGGGACACTTTGCAGATCTCTCGCCTAGCGCCAGGAGCATATCCTTGGCTTGATCGAAAGTATCGTGTAATCCTGCCAGTAACACGCCTTCACGCTGTAGGCGTTGAGCGCTTTCGAGATTCTCTTTATCAGTGGAGAAGTATAAAGTGAGATTCTCTAGGTTCCGGAGCATATAAGCTGCAGACTCTACACGTGTGTAGACCCAGAAGCGAACGTCCGGATGGTTCATGATCACATGCTTCCATGCGAATGCATAATCTGAGGAGAAGAAGTCCCCGTCCCAGTGAATGCGAAATTCTTTAGGCGCGGACCACTTGTCACATTCCGCCTTGAATTCCACAATCATCTCATCGAGTAGACTCTCCATCGTGTCATGATCTGCATCTTTAAGCATCTCCCAATTGTGCATAAGGTTAGTACGCACTGTTGGATAGATTTTCTCCAGCTTGCCGGCATAACATATGCGAGCGCAAATTGAAGTCTGCGCCGGGCAGCTGTACTCTCTCCCCGCGGGTAAACCGAAAGAATTAGCAATTCTTGCAGTCTTCCCATTAGGAGTAAGACTATTAGCCACTTTACGATCTTTGGACCGTTTAAGTTTCATGAGACCCCTCTCTTCATTGCTTAAGGTATATGACTCTCCCTCTACGTGTAAGTAGGTTTGCAGTGATCTATCTCACACCAGGCCGAGCCCGCAGCTTATATATATTCCCTATGGGGTGGGTGGGCCGACACAAACAACGCGAGCCCCGAGCCGCCGCGAAGCTGGCCCGGGGTGCGTTGTCTCTGAGTTAGCTCTGTTCCTCCCAATCTGAGCTTTGTAGATTCCAGTCATCTACATTGACTTCTGATCCCCAAGCGCTCGCATCTATCGTGATCGAGTCGTGGATCAGTGAATCTGAATCGAAGCTGTCGAGCTCTTTCAGCGGCACCTCAGCTGTAATGAACACCTCGATCGTAGCTGTGATGCTGATCGTAGCTGTAGGGTTGACGCCCAGAATCTCTTCGAGCTTACTTAGTACTTCATCTTTATCTGTATTCGAGTGATACCAGCTTTCACTGGTCATCTCCGAAGTGATAGCTCCAATCTTAGCTTGAGCTGTATCCAGCTCCCGGCGATTGAGCTTAGCTGTCTCGAGCTTCCACTCGAGGTCTGTAGCTTTATGGATGACGAAGCTTTCGGCCCCGTCATTGATATCCCGCAACGTTACTAGCTGATGCGGATTGTATGTCTCAGCTGTCATGCATTCACCTTCCTTGCTGACTTGAGCATTGCATTGAGTTCCGCCTTAATTCGACGGGCATTGTCTCCTCTCCATGACTGGAGATTAGCCAGTGCATAGGAGACTATTGATTCTGCTGAATCCTCGAAGTACCGGTCTTGCATGGTATCGAGTGACATCATGGGAGTGACATATGCTTCTGCATATGGATACCAAGACTTACCCCGGCATTCCCAATCTATCTCCAGCGCTATCTCTCTCAGAGTACGCATTCTCTATCCCTTCACTTAGTTACTATCTGTAACCAGTGACTGAACCATAGGTCCATCTCTCTTTTAGCGTAAGTAGGTCTGTAGTGATTTACATCACATGACTGCAGCTCTCTTCAGCAGCTGAATGAATATATGAATATTCCCTAGTATATAAATGGGGAGGGCGGGCCAACACAAACATTAGGCATTCGGGAAATAAGATTTGGCGCCCTAAAAAAACGATGCCCGGCCGGGGCAGCGGCCGAGCTCGTTTGGATCCTAGCGGGGCATAGCTTGGATCATCAGCAGCCTTAGCTGCTACATCTGTTGCACTTGCAGTAAGGACCTTGCATTCCAGAATCCTTCTCTGCTTCGCACTCGCTCATACAGCATGGGCAATAGTTCTCATGCTGTATGTGCGAGCAACATACGTGCAAAGTTCTCACGCGTTGGCTTTCTCTGCCTCTTCACGTTCAGCACGGAGTTTGGCATAGTATGCCTGGTCCGCATCATCCCATTCTTTAGCAGTTTTGAGCGCTTGCGCTAACTCATCAGCGGGAGCAAGTGGGTCAATATTAATCTGACGTCCTTGCATTGTTGCTGGCTCTAAATCATAGTGCCAGTAAGAATACGGTTGGGAGTTGGTCCAGATAATCTCAGACTCGGAGCGAAACATGCGACCGTTGTGGATTTCAAACTTCCATAACGCGCCGTCCTCACCTCGCCATTCAATGTATGAACCATCCTTGGTAAAGGGAGCCATAACCGCCAAAAATAAATCTTCTTGACCAGTTTTGCTATTGTAGTAAGCAAGTTTGAACCCGCCGTCTACTTTTTCAGTCTCGAATCCGAGTTGATTGAAGACACTCTCTACAGTCTCCGCGGTTTCGATATCAGTATCATTCATCCAGGAGAACCACTTCTCGCCATTGGATGAGCCACCACGCTTAATAGCATGGTATTTAGTTGGCATCTCTCTAATAGTTGCAAGAGATTCAGGAGATTCAGTTATCTCCCACTCTGCATCTACTAGGTCAATGTAATAACCCATAACCCCTTCTTTCTCTAGTCGCCCTGACTAGGTAGGTGAACCTTCTCATGTATATCTCTTTCGTGGTAGTAGGTTTGTAAAGTTTCTCTTGTGATTTGAATCACAGCTGAATAACAACAACTCCCTTAACGGGGCGGGTGGGCCAACACAAACTTTCCCCGCGGCCGGCGGCCTCAGCTGTGGAATAGGTAGGCACGCAGCTACATCTCCCCGAGAAGTGTGGCGGATCATGAATGCGCTTGGCGGGAGCAAGAAAGGAAATAAACCGCTTTGACGCACCTACCTCGAAATCTACTATGGCAAGGCTAATCCGGAGATGAACCCGCCACCATTACCCTCCTCATCAGCATAGATCTGAATCTGACCTTTCTGCCCATCCTTGAACCGGACAGTAAATGTAGGGAATGGATACATTCCAAACTCATCCTCTACCATCCCGTCATAACTAAGAATCGTGGCGCCCACTAAATCGCCATAATACTTAGAGTAAAACTTTTGAGACTCAGGACTCACAATCGTGTCCATATGCCACCTCATTCGCATCATTCTCATCAAGAAGGTTGAACACCCTCTCGCACTCTACACATGTCGCCATTAGCATCATGTCTGCCCCTTCCGTTAGGTATCTCCTAACTAGACCCAATCTAATGCCTAGCACTAGTTAGCACAATAGGCTTTGTAGTGATCCACATCACACGAGCTCTCTTTCCCTATCCCTTTAGGGATCAGGCTCAGGGTGGGTGGGAGCCAACACAAACAAGTGGCTTCGGGTTTGGCGTTCCCTAAAAAACGAGCGCCCCCTTTCGGGGGCAACTCGCTTGGGGCAACCTACCAACTTGCTTGGTAGATAACTTGCCAATCATCACCTAAGGCGAGCGCCTTATCTATGATGTCAATGGTTTCCATCAGGTCGTTGTAATACCACTCATCTTTCTCGGTTGAGCCGAAGAAGAAACCAGCCGTTGGCTGAAGTGGGTCATCACTCACCAGAGTAGTGCCAATCTTTTGTTGCTCGGCTTTCATGTTCTCCATGATGAACTGAGCAAGGTCTTGACCGCTACCAACAGGTTGCTTGATAACTACATTGTCCTCATTATTCGGAACTGCGTTCTCTCGGTTTGCGAGAGCATTATTACAATCCGAACGGAGTTTTAGAAGTTGCTCACGAGATACAAAAATCTCTTGGCACTCATCTAATCCATTAGCGCACTCACGAACGAACCAACCATGAACAGCGTTAGCCTTGCGCCAATAACCCAACTCTTGATACTCGCTATTTGTAGAGCGAGCGCCTAGATACATGTCCAACCCCATTAGAGATACCTTCCGATTTCCTTCATGGTGCTTGCTGATACATACTCATCTTCGCTCATGCCTAAGATACGAACAGCATTAGCGATTTCATCAACCTCATGGCTACCCAACTCGCTTTCTAAATCGCCAAGTCGTGGTTCATCAGGTATGCGTGTTCCGTTTGGAACTTTGTAAGAAATAGATACTGAGTTTCGCCATGTGGAATAACTAACATCATCTATTTCTAGTGGTAGTTTGCCAACCGCTTCTGCCCATGATTTTTTGTCTTGCTCGTATTTATCACGAACGATTTGGTTGCGTGCTGATACCTCTCGGTTTTCTGCTACTCTGCGTTCCAGACCAGCGATTACCAGATTTACAGGCACTTTTACTTTCATTACTGCCCCTTCCGTTGATGACCTTCACCAACACTCTTAGTTTTGCTTATCTCGTTAGTTAGCGTAAGTAGGTTTGATGTGATGTGCGCCACACGAACTCTCTCAACAACTCCCTTACGAAGTAAGTCAGAGACTAGGGTGGGCGGGTCTCAACACAAACATTTGCGCGAGCTGCGGCCGGCGCGATCCACCGAACCCCCCACCCTTGCGAGTGGGGGTCGGCGTGAGTTCTAGGAAATGACCAGTTCCCTATTCTCCGTAAGGGTTTCGACAACCTTCGGATGAAGTTCCGCACGCATGCTTGCGAAATCCATTGGCATACCCGAGGCAAGAACCCGAGAGAGCAACTTAGCGAGAGAGTAATCAGGATTTAGACTCTGCGCTGTGAATAGTGAAGCGTGGGCGAGGTCGTTATCCCCTGCTTCAGAGTAGAAGGCGGATAATACGGAGTAGAACGGAACTCGGTCGGCTTCCGCTACGAGTGGCAACAGGTCGGATACGAAACTAATCGCTCCTTGTGCCGTTAGAACATCAGGTAGTAATCCGAGAATATAATCCCGAACTTGTAGGTCGTTATTTACTGCGAACGCCACAACTTCAGCGAGGTCTGCTGATAGTGGTGCGTTATTTACATGCTCCAGCATGAGAGCGTCTATCGCTTCTACTGCTGAGCCGTAAGTGATGACTTTGGTCATCTTTGCCCCTTCTTTCTTATCGGCTACTTCTGTTTCACCGATAGGAGAACCTTCTCACTTTCTCACAGTTAGCGGAATAGGCTTTGTTGTTATCTACATCACATTCCTGGCCGAACATCTGTTCGAGCTTCTCTCCCCCCTATTCCCTTTAGGGTTGAGTCAGGGTGGGTGGGCTGACCAACACAAACATTTCGCCGAGCAAGACGAAGCGCCCACCGATTGGCAGGCGCTCCGCTGTTGTGGGGCAACTCTATTGTTTGAGCATTTCCCTAATGTTGTTCATGACATCTTCATCAGATAGCTGTTCGCCGTCCGTGTTGATCCATTCCATGATTTGGTCAATCATCTCGCCGTCTGTCATTTCCCCTCCTCGAAGAAGCACTCGGTGATTGTTCCCCAGCAGTATCCATCGCCAACCCAGTTGATGTGAGTGGCTAGGTAATAGATACCTATGACTAATGATGTCCAGAATAAGACCCGAACAAGTGTTCGAATTCGATAGTAAGTAGGACTACGCATCACGAAGTCCGTTTTCCTCAAAGATTGTGGCACTCACGCCGTAATCAAAGAGATTGGTTGCGCCCGCCATGCTTGAGATGTGGGAGATGGTGTTGAGCATTGAGGAAGCAAGGTCTTTATCTACACCTAGTCGCACTAGGTCGTTGATTGCCTCGGATACCAGCCACTCGCTGAATGATGTGATGTGATTGCGAAAGAACGGGAAGTCCTCGTCGCTGAGGTTTGCGCTTGAGGTGATTAACATCATGCGCTTTGCGTTTTCTGCTGTGATTGCCATTTGTTGCCCCTTTACCAACACTCGGTCGGTGTTGATGGTTGAACTATGGCAGACACGCTGAGTTAGCGGAAGTAGGTTTGTAATAATGTGGCGCATCTCACAAAGCTGACCCCCCCAGGGTTAAATGTGGCCAAAATCACAAAGGGGGGCCAGGTCTCAAATGTAGGTAACACCTCAATTTGTCACACAGTAGCCTAGGGAGTAGAGTCGGCCCCCATGCGATACAAGCTTATGGAGTACGACTTCTTTGCGGAAGAGTGGAGTGGTCAATGTGGCGCTTGTGGATTCTGGTTATATGCTCCGAATAAGGAAGCGTACAATGAGTCCCGCTGGATACATACGCATTCAGATCAATGCCTTGGAGGTTATTAATGAAAGAGCCGTTTATTGTTGAAAGAGATGACATTATTGGTGTTATCTGGCATCCGGATCTCGGAGAGTTACCTATCCTTGTTGGATCTCGTGATTTCTTCGAATACCTTGAAGAACAAGGCTATGAAGACACTATGGAAGCAGATGAATTAATATTTGAGTTGCGTGACTACATCCGCACAGAATGCGAAAAGATTTAGACCAAATTCAGCCCCTTGCTGACTTACCCTATATGCCATGTTCATGGTATGGCTTATGGAGCAAGAAGACCGGGATGATGAAGTAGGCGATCTACAAAGACTCATCCATAGGGACTTTAATAACGGCTGTCTGCCTCCTCCTAAAAGCGTCAAGTCTGTGGTTGAGCATTTCATAAACCACCACCCAGAGCGCTTTATTGAGATACGTCAAAATCTCATAGCAGCTATTAAGGCATACGACGCCCCTTTAGATAAGTAAACTTATTCCATGCCTAAGAAATCTGACCGCGTAGATAACTCTGACTGGAAGAACTCTTCCCCTAAAACAGGCACAGGTGAAACCTGGCGTCAGTGGGCCATGGCCAATCCAAATCGCAAAGCAAATGCAAAGAAAGCTCTTGCTGAGACTGATCCTAATAGTCCAGATTTCGTAGCAACCACAACTAATACTCGTTCCGGTACTAAGGCAAGAGATGCACAAGTTGGCAAATGGCAAAAGGCCCGTCCTGTAACAGGCAAGGGTGGAGCAAAGAGTGATGCTGAGAAAGAAAAGAAGCGTCAGAAGATGATCCAATGGGCACAATGGAATCCTAATAAGCGTTCTAACGCACAACGTGCATTAAAGAAGAGCAAGTAATGGAACCTAACAAGACTCAATTTGGCAAAGTAATCTCAATGGCAGATTACAAAGCAAAGAAAGAAGAACAGACTCAACCCGGCGAGCGCATGTGGGGACCACAACATGCAGGAGTTGTGAAGAAGTATGAAAAAGAAGATTAAAGATCCTGCACTAGGACGCACACGTGAAGAACGTGCATTTGGTGAAGGTGTACGTACAGGGTCGTCTCGGGCGAAAGAGTTCTATGGAACACGTTCTATTCAAGGCGGAATCTATGGCGGTGTACGTCCATCATTCGGTCGCTATCAAGTCTCTGAACAAGCTACAGATATGTTGGGACGATAATGCCTAGACAGAAAAAAGTTTCCATGTACAAAGGGCGCACCTTAAGTCAAATGGCTACTGGAAAGCAAGACCATTCCGCAAAAAAGGCTTTGACGTCTAGGGCTGTAAAAATGAACTATCATCCAGATGCAGCTTCTGAAATATTAAAACATATGTCAGAAAACAAGGTTGCTAAGGTTGATCCGAAGGTTGCTGACAAGATTGACCAAGATTGGGCCCAACGACAACTTAATACTCCGGGATCTCAACAGTTTAGAGGGTTGATGGAAGAGGCCCCTAATAACGCTCCCGTGTACGGTAGCAAAGAAAACAGAATTCGTAGATCAATGGAAAACAATCCTAAGTTAGACTTAAAACCCGCTGAAGCGGATATAGACAGGGACAGGTATATCTAATGGCTACTAAAACTGCTGCATGGACCCGCAAAGAAGGAAAAAATCAAAAAGGCGGTCTAAATGAAAAAGGACGTAAGTCTTATGAACGTGCAAATCCGGGAAGCGATCTT